GGGGGTAGATCATGCCCCGCACTCCGCGTGGTCCTGACACCGCAGCTCATGGCCCGGCTCGCGTACCTCCCGAATCTGCCAGCCCCTAGCCTTGAACCTCTCGACGGCTACCGGGCACCACCACTTGTAGGTTTCGATTCCATAGGGGCTCTCCGCCTTCACGATTTGAGCTTCCGATGGTTTCCCGATACGGGATAGCTGAGGGGCGGTCACGTCTGCTCCGTTGTCTCGGCGAGCTGGCGAATGTGGTCGGCAATGGCCCTGCGCGCTTCCCCGGCCCCAGGGGCCTCGATCTCCCTCCGGGGTTGCGATGGGATACCGGCAATCGAAACGACGCGTGGCGGGTGCGCCTGGCCGTCACTTGGGCCTTCGAGCATCCGACCCACGTCGCCAATCTCGGACTTTGAGGCGAATAGTTCGTAGAGCCGCAGGAATTCCTTTTTCTTCCACACGTCTAGCTCCGTCAGCTTCGCGACGCAGAGCGAATCCCAACCCCCGAGCTGGCGAATGCAGGCGTTCACGACGGGACCGAAGCTGATTTCAGAGACGGTGTAGTCGATTCTGTCGACGGCCGAGCGAACCGCGGACCATGCAATCTCCCCCTCGTGAGCGAGGTCGCGGCGTGGCGTTACGAGCTCGCGCAGCTCGACGGGAGCGGGCATGAACTTACACGTCCCAATCGCCAGCGTGACCGCGCGCTTAAACTGCTCCTGGGTCAGGCCCTGCAGCCCAACCCAGTAACCCTCCAACGCGGCGTCCTCTAGCGGCTTTCGCGGGGGGAGGGTTGTCGCGAGCATTGCCATCCCGCTAACGAAATCTTCGTGATTCACGCTACCCCCTTATGCCGGTCGAGAAATCTCTTCCCCGAATCGATCATGGCCTGCTGAGTCGAGATGACGCCGTTCGACGGACGCCCTGGGAGACGCGGCCGCCGATCAACGACGTCCTTCCAACGCTCCCCGTTCAACCACGTTGCGGCATGGGGAACCTTATCGGGCTTCCCCTCGTCCATCAGCGCAACGAATGCATCTCGCTGTAATTGGATCGATTCGATAATTGCGTCAGCGTGTTGATCCAATTCCTTACTGATCCACATTCTGACCGCAGCAAGCCGAGCTACCTTACGCGGGAAGAACCCCCAGAACTCCGAAAACCGCGCGGGTTCAGCCTTGTTTCTGGCACGTGATCTACTCTTTGTTACGTTCGTAGAAGGATCTGAGAGGGGAGAAATACCAGGAAGAACCGGAGAAGAAATACATACTGGCTTCGAGGTATTGACAGGTATCGGGCCTAATGGCCGGATTGATCCAATTATCCGTTCCTCGGTTTCCCACCACAGACCGCAATCGCACTCGTGCTTTCGGTAGGTCACGTGGAGCTTGTCGACGTTCATGGTATCGAATACGCGCGTTGGCAATCCGCACGCCTGGCAGGTCACGCGGCCTTCTCCCGCCCCAATTCCCGGGCTAGGCGCTTCTCGTATTCAGCTCGGTAGTGTTCCCATTCGAGTTGTGGCCATGATTTCGCAGACCCTGCTCCAAGCTCTCTACCGCGCTTGTCGTACAGGCGGACGACTCTGGTTAGGTGTTCCCAGTCTATCGGCTTGCGGGTCACGGCAACCACCTTCCATCCACCCAAACCTTGACGGGTATTTTCTTCGCCTTGGCGATGTCGATCGTGTGCTTCGTGCCCTTGCTCTTCCCATCCCATAATGCATAGAGGACGTGCGCGGCCTCTACGATTTGCACGTTCCTTCGGTAGCCAGCCGACTTCCCGTATTTGTCCCAGTCGGGGTAGATGGCTCGCGTCTTCTTCCCGTGCGTTAGGGCAATAGTTTCGGCCAGTCGATCAACTCCCAACGCCCCACCGGACACCACCGTGCCAATGTCAGAGTTCAGCATTAGGTGCTTGAGCTCGCGAGTGACGTCATCCCAGTTGAGCCCACGCCGACTGCCGACGATTGCGGCTACGCTCATGCAGCCACCGCGTTCCTGGAGGCGCTACGAGCGATAGAGAGCAGGAGGTCGCGGAATGCTGGCGGGGTGCGCTGGTTGTCGGCCTTGCTCAGTCGCTTGCGCGGGGCGACGCCGGCCGCTCGGGCTGCGTCGCGCTCGGCCTTTGAGTGGAAGCCTTCGTCTAGGCGCTGGCCGCTGGAGGGACCCCAGCGTATCGGCGTCGCTGGAACGAACTCGGAGCGAGCGTAGAGCCATGTCGCCTTGCGGGCTGGGTGTCCGTAGTGCCCCTGCTCCACGCAGCATGTCCAGCCGCCGAAGTTGTCGGCGATGATCCACCCGCCAGTCTTCGGCGGCGCCATGAGGCCGAACGCCCGCCACGCGTGAGACGCCTCGGGATGCTCGAGAACGCCACCTAAACATCGCACGGCCCACAGCGCGCGCTTAAAGCAATTGCCGTCGTCTCCTTTGATCCGCCGCACCTTCGCCGACGGGCCCCCGCTCCAATACCGCCCCCACCGCTCACATGGCGGATGCGCTACCACCGGCCACGGTCCGGCGTACAACCGAGCGTCCCGGGCTTCGTCCCACGGGTCGACGTCGGGCAGGCCGTAGTAACAACCGTTCGTTTCAACATAGAGGGCGGCTACCGTCGTCATACCCGGTGTCCGTTTGCTCGCAGGAATTCCCTGCGTTCCGTGTCGTTCCAAGCTATTTCAACGTCCCGCTCGTTGAACGCAAATGGAGGGCCTTCTACGAAGAGCCGACGAGAGCCGCCGGGACCGAACTTGTCGGTGCGGGTGACGATGCGAATCGCCTCAACGTTCACGAACCACCCCGCGGCCTTGCACGCCTCGCGTACTTCGTGGTGACTGGCTTCCTTGACGCGGATTCGGTCGCCCTTCTGGGGTTGGCGCGGGAGCTCGGGGAGGGTGTCGTCAAGTTTCGTCCATGGCTTTGCCATGAGCCTCCCTCTTGCTGTCGAATAGGTGCCAGCGATCGAACAGGAGAAGAACGTTCTCTACGGTGCCGTAGCGCTCCGTGGGAGCCCCGCTCGAGTCGTACGTGATTGCCGCGCGCAGGCGCTTCTCCACTTCGGCTAGAAGCTCATCCCGCGTCACCACAGCCCCCTTGCCGTCGCTTCAGCCGCCAGGCCCCCAACTACCAGAGCAATCGTCACCGCGAGAGCCACAATGACGGAGGCTTTTAGGGCTCTCTGGATGAGCGTTTCGTGTCCCCAGGTAGGCCGCTTGGGGTAGCCGATGAAGTGGGCGTAGGTGATGGGCTTGCGGGATTTCACGGGCGAGCCTCGCGGGCCTGGAACGCGTCCCCCTTGTGACCGTCGTCTCCGATGGTCTTCTTGAACAGCTTTCGCGCGGCGGTCAGGTAGATCACCACGCCTTCTGGCTTCATGAATCCCGGGGAAGCAACCGACCCCTCGGTCTCAAGGCGACGTAGTTGCTCATCCACGGCCGCCGTCGAGAATTCTCCGTTATAGAGAACGGGGACGACGTGACAACACGATGGGCGACCGCTTTCCTGGTTGCTCCAGCGCCCCGAATTGAACAGCGAGAACCGTTTCTCGCTCAGCCCGTACCGCCTCTGAATCCCGGCCCCCCACCATTCCCCGTAATGCCTACCGGGGCCGAGCTTCATCAGCTCGTCAGCGTTGTCGGCAACCCAACGGGCGAATCCGTGGTTGTCGTCTCCCGGAGTGATCCACCGCGTTCGCGACGCCGCCCGAATGCACGATAGATCGTCGGGGATGAACACCTGGGCGTTCGTGCCGTCGATCTTCTCTGTGATGAAGCACGATCTCACGAGCCTTGGAATCGAATCGAACGCCTCGAAGACGTAGTCCTTCTGCGCCTCGTCGCTCATCGCCACAGCCTCGCCCGATACGCTCGCCGTGCAGCTCGGAAGGCCCTCCCGTACTCACGTGGGACAGCCTTGATAGCTCGGATGAGCCGGTGGACCTGTGGGGTCACGACAGCGCCGCCCTCCGCATGGCGGCGATGACCTGGTATTTCCTACGATCCGGGGCGTCGTTGTAAGTCGGGAGTTCGACGCCCACGGACGCTCTGAACTTCCGTCGTGCACGCTCTTGATCGCTATAACGTGTAGCCACCTGGCATACGGCGCCCCAGGCGCATCCTGCGACGATGTCACCACTGGCGCCGTACGCGTACGTATGACCCCGATACCAAGGGTGCCTCTCCAACCACTTCGCAGCCTTCAGCAGCACCTGACGGGCGGTCACGCGGCCCTCGGGTGGGAGGGTTTCTGGAGCGCGCTACCTGGAGCCGGCTCCCGGGATTGAACCGGGGACCTACGGTTTACGAAACCGTTGTCCTGATGGGCCATGCGTCACCTCCGCCGGATCGGCTCCGAAAACCAAGCCCCTCGCCCTACCAGCGCCGGAAGAGCGACCAACCAGGTGGGGGCAGGGACAAGGGCTTCGTTTTCGGAACACGTCATGGTTGGCCGCTGATTATTTCTGTCTCATGGGTACGCACTGGTCCGCAACATTTTTCTGCTCTGCTCGCTTCGGGCCTTGTCGATTCGGACGCAGTGCCGCAAGTTCTCGCGCCCTACCGCTTGCGTTTTTCTCGATGGCTGGACGCAACTCGTCGGGAACGACGATATTGTAGCGGTCGAACACGTCGCGGCTGGAGTGGCCAGAAAACAACATCACTACCGACTCCTGGACGCCTCGCCGGCGCATGAGCGTGATGTAGCTGCGTCGAAGATCGTGCCAGGTTGGTCGACGGCCGTTGATGCCGACCACGCCCGATCCGAGTACCGCGCGCACGAAGAGCTTGTAGAGCCAGCGGGCGTGATAGGGCTGGCCGGTGGCGACGTTGACGAACACTCGCGGCTGCCCGATGACACGGGGGAGTGCGGCGAGCTCGGCTTGTGAGCGGGCGGGGAACTCTACGATCCGAGGGCGCTTGCTCTTCGTGTGTGTCCCGGGAACTTCGATGAGACCGCTTTTCCAGTCGAGCTGTCGCCAGCAGAGGTTCCACACCTCTGACCTCCGCATGCCTGACTCGAACGCCACGATGGTCCACGCCCGCGCTGCTGCGTGGCCGATGCGTCGCAGGATGATCTCTATGCCCTGCTCAGTAACGACCACTTCCCCAGCGTTGTTCTCGCGCTCGAGGCGATAGCCGTGGATGGGGTTGAGCGGAATCATGCGGCGAGAGACGCCAAAGTTGAGCACCCGCTGCAGCAGAACTAGCTCCCGGTTGATCGTAGCCACCGTCGGAGGATGTCCACGCTTCGTGACCGTCTGCGAACGCGCAGCCCGATAGGCGTCGAGGTCAGCGGCGCCAAGGGCACTTCCACTGCGAGAGGCGAACGCGAGTAGTAAATGCGTCGAGCGCCACTCTTCGGTCGGCAGGGCTGCGAGATTTACGTGGGCGCATTTCCATGCTTCCCACAATTCACGCACTGTGACTGCGCTGGCGGACGGTGTCAGCGGCGACCGATGAATCTCCGATTGGAGCACCGCAAGCGCGGCCTCCACCCTTTCCCGGTCCATCCAAAGCCTTCCACCCCCCAATCCGTCCCAGGAACGGGGGTATCAATACAGGGTTCTACTGACTGGGGGGCTGGAAATCGGTCGTAGAGGTAGCGGAATCTGGAGGGGTGCTATTGACGGGAGGCCCGTTTGTTGTGTTTCGGGCGAACGAGGTTCATTGCGCTTGTGTGGTTAGACCGTCCGAACACGTCGGCTATCTCGCTCCAGGAACGCCTTCTAATGGTTCTGAGCACGATGGCGATGACCCGGCGAACCCGCACGAATTTCGCCAGCTTCCGAGGCCCAAGGATGTCGAGGGGTGACTCCCCGTGCTGGATGGCGATGTGCCTGGCCAGCTCCAGGTCGTTCATTCGCGCACGTCCCTGCTCATGACGTCGTTGACGAGACCCGCCCGAATGGCCCGCTCGAGCATGACGTCGTACTCCACGGGGCCCTTTTGGCGCTCTAGCAAGAGCTGCAGCGCAGTCTCGGCCTGGTTCTTCGTCAGGGCCGCAGCGTTATCGACACCGAACAGGTCCCCAACCCACTCGGGCTCCACGAAGTCCTGGTCCTGGATTTTGCCCCTGAGGTCCGCCAGTGCCGCGGCGTCTGGGTACTTATCGGGGATGTGGCCGATGTCGATGGGGTCCACGTTCTTGTGTTGCTCGACGTAGGCGGCCATGCGTTCGATCAAGTGGCTGGCCTGATACTTCGAGAGGTCCCTAGACGACTTGATCCGCTCGCCGATTTGGTCTCGGTACACCCCGAGAACCTTCCGCCACCCCGTTCTGTCGTCCCCTTCGTCGGTACACCACTTCCCGCCACATTCCTTGCGTAGAATCTGAATCTTCGTGAGCTGGGCCGGGGAGAGCATCACCCCGTCGTGTTTGACGTCGGCGGCGCCAGAGTCAACGCGCTTCTTAGTCACTGTCGTCGCCGGAGCCTGGGCAGTTGATCCAGCCGATGCAGTCGCCGGCACCGTCGATGGGCGAACCGCACCAGTCGCACCTTTTGGGTCGGCCCCACCCTTCGGGGGGATGTACTCCTCCTTCGCGTCGTGGACCACTAGCCGAGCGGCGCGCTCTGACAGGTCTTCTACGTCCTGGGTGAAGAAGTCCGACGCGGCGGTAGCGGTGAGAATCGCGTCGATGCGCGCTCGCTTGTTCGCCATCTTGAGGATTGTGTTGTCCAGGTCCGACGGGTCGGCGATTCCCGTGTCCTGTCCCTCGATGACTTGGTCTCCATCCTTCCACTTCCCACCACACCCGCCCTTCTTCACGAAGCACAGCCACCCCCCGCCGTACTCCTCCTTCCCCTTGATGATGGTTTCCTTCGAGCAGTTGGGGCACTTCCTTGGTGCGGCGCGGACGTACTTCTCTTCACGTGAGTTGCACGACCCAACCCCAGCCCCGACTCGCCTTCCCGTCGGGATGTGCGTGAGGATGCACTTCCGCCGGTAGTAGATGTAGTCGTCCCGGCGGACGGTCTCCTCATCTGCGTAGTCAGCTTCGAGCTGGAACAGGAAGCCGATGAGGTCCGCCCCCGGTTTCCATAGCGACGGTTTCTTGGCGCCCGGGATGATGCCGTAGTGTTCATCGGCCTTCATCACCTCCCGCATGCACTGGGCCAGTAGCTGCTTCTGCGCGACGATGTCTTGGATCGACATCGCGGCAGACGCGAGACTCATGGCCACCGTCGGGCGTGGTGCTAATGCCGTTACCTCTGATGCGGTCATCGGATCACCCTCCTTGCGAAATCGAAGTTGTCCTTGACCGCAACCAGAATGTTGCGGCTTCTCTCTTCCGCCCACTGCTCATCGGTCAGCTCACGGTGCATGGGCGTGTCCACCAGTAGCGCCTCCCAAATCAGCCGTCGTAGCTTCTCGGTGTCGGTTAGCTCGGTCTCTTCGGCTAGCCGGAGGGATTCGGCGTCGAAGGCGCGGCGGGTGGCCTCCCTGATCATAGCGCGCCCGTGACCGCGGCCATCATGGTCTCATCGCCGACCTCGAACGTACCGCCGTTACGGATGATGTTCTCCATGATGAGAACCATCCGTCGGCGCACTGGTACGCCCCTCATCAGGACGCCGACCCCGTCGGTCCACTGCTCGAAGGTGTGTTCTATCGCCCGCAGCTGATTGCTGTTGAAGAATCCTAGGAGGTAGTCCTTGACGTTGAAGTCAACTTTCCGAATGTCGTCCCCGCCCCTGATGTCTCGGTATTCATTTGCGGCGAAGAAGTCGCCGACCTCACTGAGGGTGATCTTGTCCGCGCGCCCAACTGCGCACGCGAACAGCGCGCCTAGTCCGCACACGTTGCACTTTTCTATCCTAGGCAACAACTCGGCCAACTGCTGTGATCCGCTCCGCGCGCACACCTTGGTACGCGGCGAAAGGTATGTCCCCTGCGTAGGAGTAAGACGGCCAGCGTCTAACTGTTCAAGTACATCCTTTGCGATGGTGACGCGCTTCTGTTCCGGGGAAAGCTTCGCGAATGCCCTATTTCGTGCCTTGATTCGCTTATTCAGTTTCGTCAGCGTTCCCATTAGCGCACCTCCATCCGTGTCGTTCCCTTGGACCTCATCACGCCCTCCCCCGTCGGAGAGCCACCCAGAAGCGGCGAAGGCGAGCCTCGAGCAGGGCCAGTCGCTTAGGGTCGCCACCGTGGCGGCGGTCCTCAGCGGCGGTCAGCCGCGAAATCTTCTCGTTCTGCGCTTTCATGTCGCTCACCTCAAACCGCACATTACGCACAACACGCACGCAAGTCAATGCCCTGGAGCGTTTTTCTTCAGTCCTGGATTCGTGGCCAGGTAGACAGCGGGACCCCGTAAGTCTTCCTCCAGTAGTCGGCGAGCTTTCGAGGGCATGGCCGGTACGAGGGGTCGTTCTCCGGGTAGCAGAAGCTGCGAATACTGGCAGGGGAGCGCTTCACCCGCTTCCCCTCCGCTACGAGGGTCGTGCGCTTTCTTTCTAGGGCGGCAATCAGGTTATGATTCTTGCGGGCCTTCGGACGGCCCGGTCCGATCGGCTGTGCGAATTCTGTGGCGCTCATCGTGCGTATTGTGCTATTTATTTCTGGCGATGTCCACCCAAGAAACGACTGGGGCCGCAGGCGGGGGAAGAACGCCATCACCAGCGCGGCGCGAACGTCGTCGGGTGGAGCCCTCTTCTTCCATAGAAAGTCGTGGAGCAGCTTCCCGGTTATCCCGTCCCCCATCGGCTCCGCCAGCGCGTCCATCACGACCCGGTGTCCTTCCGGAGAGTCCTCGAACTCGGGCCAGTCTTCCGGTCGCACGTATGAAAACTACCACGGTCCACGCGGCAGGAAGAAAGGAGTGGGTATGAGCTTGCTCGGAATGGCGCTCATGCGTCTCAGCGAAGCCGAGGCCATCGTTGCGCAGGCCACCCGCAGAGCCGACCCGATGCTTCCAACGCTGGCCGCGTCCCGTCGGTGCTATGTGTCTATCGTAGCCCTCCTGACTCGCAAGTCAGAGCCCACCCTAAGCGACTACGACTACATTCTCCTGGAAGAGCTGGCCAAGCGGGCTGACCTACTGGTACGCGGAGCGCTGGGAGGAGTGCAGTGAATTCAGATCGCAACTCCGCGATGATTGTCTCCGCGCTTCGTCAAGCCGGAGCCTTCGTCGCGTACATCGACCCGGATGGCTCTGATTTCAGCGCTGGGTTGCCGGATTTACTCGTTGCCACTCTCGTCGGCGGGGTTCGGCGTACCGCTCTGCTTGAGGTAAAGGGCGTTCGAGGCCGGCTGAACGACAAGCAGGTATCCTGGCACATGCGTTGGGATGCTGCCGGAGGCTGTCCCGTGTACGTGGTTCGAGATGTTGAGTCAGCCCTTGCTGCTGTTGGACTAGGAGGATGACCATGGAGATCGAACGACCGACCGCTTACGAGATTGGTCAGCGCTGGAAATTCAGCGGCTACGCTCACGCCTTCACGGTGACCGGGTTCGGACTGGGGACGCGCGTTGATACGAAGTTTGACGACGGCGCCGTCGACTGGGTGGACAAGTCGAGCATCGGTCTCGCTGACATGACCTACCTCGGCGGTCCCAGGGAGGATGTGCCGTGGCCTGAGGCGAAGCTCGGCGAGACGTGGGACAGGTACGCGAATGGCGTATTCACGGGACCGGCGGAGGTTCACTATCCGAAGGCCGATTCGTTCAAGCCTGGCGGCTGCGATGCCCTAGGGGAGCGAATCGAGTATTTGCCGGTCGGATGGGACTACGCCACGAAACAGCCAAAGGACTCGACCGCTGAGCCACCCCCGCCCGCCGTTCGCTGCCCGAGGTGCGGCAGGCTGGCGTGTGCATGCACCGCGATTCCATTCCCAGCAGCCCCCGTAAAGCTAGAGAGACCGACCCACGTCGAGATGGGTCAGCGCTGGAGTTTCTATGGGCGACCCTCGCACGTTGTGACTGCGGTGTTCGAGGCTGGCTCCGAGTGCGGCCAGCGCCACGACAACAACGGCGGTCGTCACGTCCACCTTGACGGCAACGGCTCGTCGTGGGCGCGCGAGTCGGAATGCATTGAAGCGCAGTCCACCTTCCTCGGCTACGCCCCCACGGACACCCCCCCAGCTGAGACGCCCGCACCCGGCGCGTGGGTTTCCCATGATGGCGAGACCTGGTGCCGCGTCGGCGACCTGCTCAGGTATCGAGTCGCCGACCTGCTCAATGGAGACATCGGACACTATCCCTGGCTCAAGGTGGACGGCAAGATTGTACGCCGCCCGCCGACGCCCGCCCCAACGGTAAGCATCGGGAACGGGCCGACGCACGACAAGAAGTCCGTTCACGTCCCGTGCCGTCACGACGGGCCGAAGGGTCAGCAAGGTCGCTGCTGGGATTGCCAGCTACGCCACGACCGCGCCGACCGAAAGGTGATGGACACCGCGGCCAACGGGTTCGGCTCGCTGCTCATCGAGCAAGAGGCCAAGCCCCGACGCCTGGAACCGTCGGCGAAGTACCCGCCCAGCGATGATCCTGACCTCGACATCTGTCCTAGCTGGGAGTGGTAGCCATGTGCTCAACCGACTTCGACCCAGCCGACGTCTTCAACCAAACGCGCGTCAGTCGCTCGCGAAAGGCGCGGAAATGTTACGAGTGCGACCTGCCGATTCCCGTCGGTGCGCCGTACGTCAAGACGTTCATGGTGCTCGAGGGCGACGCCGACACTTACGCCGTCCACGTCGGGTGCGATGCCGTTTCAGACTTCGTGCGTGACCACATTTGCCGCGCCGAACATGACATCGAGCAGGCCTCGAAGCCCGAGCGATTCCGCGAGCGCTTCGACGGCTCGATTCTACTTGGCGGACTCGACTGCGAGATCGACTCGCTCCAGGACTACGTCTGGAACCTAACGGCGGAGGATGCGGCCGACGCCGTGGCGATGGGCCTCGTGGTGGAAGACGACGGTGACGGCGCATTGCAGGCGAGTCCGCAACAGGTTGCAGAGTGGGCGTGGGACGTCGCGAAGGCTCCGTACACCGCCCCGGAGACCACGAGCCATGCCGAGTAGCCCCCTATCAGCCCTTCTGGCGTTCGTGGAGGGCGTGGCGCTCGACCGCGTGAGCCTTGGAAAGGCGTGCGGAACGTGCGAATGCGAGGTCGAGTTCTGCGACACAAACGACACGTGGCCGCACGAGCCATGTATCGGCCGCCAAGCTCGTGCGGCCCTTCGTGCCTGGCGCGAGCGTCCCGCGATGCGGGATGACGCGGAGCTAACGACGCTGATCGGCAGGTGGTGCATGGTCGCGCCGTCGACTGCTGCAGGCCTCGCCGACGCTATCGACGCGTGGCTCGGTCGCACGTCAGCGGAGGGGAACCGTGGGTAGCCGCCAAAGGGAGACGAATCAATGCAGATGACTACGATCGAAAAGAATCGCAGCAACGAGGCCATGAAGGCGATGGCGCTGGCACTGTTCCCAACGATGCAGTGGCGTCATCACGGCATCGGCGTCTTACAAGGCTATGTCGTCGAAGACCGGGCTCCCGAGGTTCGCTTGCACGTGTGGGCGCGCGAGCTGCTGAAGCCCGGGATGGACGTGAGCGGCGACATCCATGACCACCGCTTCGACCTCGTGTCGCACGTCCTGTGCGGCGGCGTTGGTCATGAGGAAATTATCCCCGAGGATGCCGACGACGGAGCTTGGGCGATGCTGAAACTGACGCACGCACGTGCCGCGAAAGAGAACGCCTACCACGGCCCGACGGAGCCGTTGCCCGGTCGCTTCCACGCAAGCCGTTCCGCGTTCGTCATTGAACCCGGGTACACCTACCGCTTCCCCGCGGGCCGCTTCCATCGTTCGCCCGTGCTCACTGGCGTCGCTGTCACCGTCGTGGAGAAGCACAACCAGTCGAACGCGAGCGCGAGAATCCTCCACCCCGTCTCGCAGCCGCCCGTGATGGCGTTCGGGCATGAGATGGACTGGTCGGTCATCGGTCCGGTGTTGCAGCGCGCCCGCGATGCCCTGGGCGGGCTCGGTCGCGATCCTAAGAGAGGAGAGGGGTAGCCAGCATGCCGAGAGAACCAGGCGCCACGAATCCCGTCCCCGGTCTGTACGGGAAATTCACCGTTATGCGCACCGACGGACGAAGCGAGTTCGGCCAGAAGCATGAGCGTTGCGATTACTTCGTTCTTGACTGGATACACGACCCCTTCACCTTGGTCGCGGTCCACGCCTACGCCGATGCATGTGAGGCAACGTACCCTGAGCTAGCGCGCGACCTTCGGGCGAGAATCGAGCGCGCGCTGACCGGGCACCGCGGCTCCACCCGCGAGCCCACGGGGCCTGCTGGGGCCGGGGAGAAGGGGTAGCCGCATGAAACGTGAAATCTGCTGCGACGACTGCGCCCGCCACTGGCTGCGCAGCAACGGAATTCGCGTCACTAAAGACGGGACGATTCCCGAGTCGAAGGCGTACTCGATTGCCCACGGCGAAACGATCAAACAGGTGCGCGGCGCCATGACACGAAACGCAATGTGCGACGGATGCAACCATGGAGCTGCCCGCGGGTACGGTTGCCGTCGCGGTGTCGCTGTACTCGCACGACCTCCCGTATTTCTCCTGGGAGGATGCATACATTGTCGCGCCGGGGCCTACTGGGGGAGGGCGGGAGCCGTGAAACACGACTGGAAGCGCGACGCGGTCATCGGCCTTTCGGTGTGCCGGGCGTGCGACAAGCGATGGGACCACCACGCGCACTTGAAGCCGCCGCCGGTGTCGGGCTGCCGCCCAAGGGCAGAAGGCGACTGGTCCCACGCGGCCACTGAGTGCCGATGTGCCGGACCGAAGTACGACCCCGACACGCCATGCCCGATTCACCCGAAGGTGCGCCCGTGACCGCTTGGGCCATAGCACGCAACGGGAAGCTGGTGCGCGGTACGGCTGGCGCAACTCGACGCGAGGCGTGGATCGCATTCAACGAATACGAGAATCGCTGGCAATTGCAGTGGGACGTTATGCTGAAGCTGATGCGCGCCCGAGGCTACCGCGCTGTCCGCGTGACGGTCACCATCTCTAAGGGGAGACCGTGACGAAGCCCTCCCGCGCGAAGCTCCTGCGCCAGCTCGCACGAGACCTCATGGACTCGTTTCGATGCGACTGCACGGACAAAAACGGCGACGGGACGGATCGCTGCCCGTGCGGTGGCGACGGCATGGACGACGGAATCGTTGGTGACAGGACGTTCGCAGGCTGCTGGTACTGCCAGGCGAAAACGGCGCTGTACGCGAGGCGCCCATGAAGCCCGAGGGACGGGGGAAGCGCCGCCCGCGGCGAGAGCGCAAGACGTTACAGTTGACCGCCTCGCTCCCGTCACGGCTGGAGCAAGCCGAGGGGCTGCTGCGCGTCGGCATAGACGTACTCGAGCCCGGCGCCAACACCGTCGAGCTCTTGTCCGCCCCGGCATGGTGGAGGAAACGAGCCGAGTTCGTGACTGGTGCCCGCGCGTTTCTGGCTCCACCCCCAGGGAGCCCGCAACCCAAGCCAGGGGAGCCCCGATGAAGCCACCGGAAACCACAACAGTTGACCTGATGCGAGCAGTGGCTGACATGGTCGAAGCCGAGCTGGCTTTCGTGGACCCGAAGCCTGCCGACGTTGCCACCGCCCTTCGCGAACGCGCTGACCGGCTGGAGGGCTACCTGTCCGGTCGTGGCGGACCCGTGCTCAAGCACATGCGAGCCATCAACGCCCCCGCAGCCACCCCCAAGGAGCCCCGATGAGCGCCCCCCGTAGGCCAGCGAGAGAGGTAGCGAACGAGTTTCTCACCGATGCCAATATCGCTTGGTTCGCTGGCCTCGAGGACGAACTCACCGTCGCTATCGAGCGCGACCGAGAAACCGGGGAGGCTGAGGCCCGACGCGACGGGCTGCGCGCTGCCGTCGCCATCATCAAGCGGTTCGCGTCGTCAACCGTGGTGCCGGGGACGACGCTGGAGGAGTGGGCTCTCGGCGTAATCGAGGCGCGCATCGTCGATGCCGCCATCGACAACGACGTCGCGCAGTACCACGCGGACCGTGCCTTCGACGCATCTCACCCCACTGGAGGGGAGCCGACATCATGAAATCACCCGAGGAGTTCGCCGACGAGATGCGCGCGGTTCAGGAAAGCCCGGAACGCGGGTCGTTGTGGCGCCGACGCGTTGACGCCATCCGTGCCCGGGACGCTGAGCACGGGGCCGCGCTGAACGAAGAAGCTCGCGCCGCTGGTGACGTCGACTTTCAGCGCGCCATTCTCGCTGACCGCCGCGATGCAGAGGACGAGTTGGCGAAGGTTGCGGGACTCGTGCGGGGGTCCACGAACGGCACCTACACGGACGTTGAGTTTGAGACGCTGGCCCTGGCGTGGCTCGCCGAATTCGACGCATCCTCTCGCACTGTGTCCGACGTGCAAAGGCCACGGAGTTGTCGTGCGGACGGAAAAGGACACACAATGAGAACCGCCCGCGACCACGCCTGCAGGTTCACGAGCATCTCGTCGAAGCTCGCCTGTCCCGGCAACGACGGCGGCCCGCACAGCGACGTGTGCGACCTGCTGACGAAGACGACCGAAGCAAGGGACGACGAGCATGGCGCAGAGGTGCGGTCGCTTCTGCGGGATTTCTCGAACGAGGCCGCGACGCTCCGTCTGCAGGTCCGCGAGATGCACGAACGTGTTCTCGGAGTGGCGCGTACCGCCGACGACTTGGCGACCAGACTACAGCGGATGTTGATCGCCTGGGAGTCGACACGATGAGCCGACGAGACCAATGGAACTGCCGCAACGAGGCGTGCCTGAATCAATGCGGCGAACTCGACGCCGTCGAGGGGCAACTCAACAAGGCCCTGGCAGCGCTTGGCGACGAAACGCGCATGAGGATGTCCGCCGAGCGTAGTCTCGCAATCACCGTCGACCAACTGAACCAGGCGGGACTCGAATGTGAGCGCTTGAAGGTGGAAAGCCAATACCACCGCGACGAATGGAACGAGGCCGCCATGTCCGAGCGGAAATTCGTCGGTCAGCGCGACCAGGCACGCGCTGACCTCGCTGCTGCGCTCGATTCCATCCGCAAGACGGTTGTGATCAACCGCGGGCAGTCTACCGAGGCGCTTGCGGCGGGGGTTCTCGCCGCGTGTTACCTGCTGGGCAAGCCCGTCTGCGGCGACCTGGAATGCGAGCACACCGACTGCATCGCTGTGAGGGCCCTTACCGCGGATGATGATGCTGCTGGTACGGCACCCCCGAAGGACGCCACAGGGGCGACTGGTCTACGGGACGCGCTTGGCGACGCGGCGGCAGCGCTGCACGAGGCGCTGTGCGACTACAGGGCATGCGCCAGCGACTGCCTGGCCGCGAGCGCCGCCCTTGTCGCCGTTGACGCTGCTGGTGGTACCGTCCCGACCGAGCCGCGCCGACATCTCCGAGTGACGGCCGACGAGCTTCGAAAGGCGCTGGGCCTCGCACCAGGTCGCATCAGCCTGGGCCTACCACTGGGAGCACCGGACGACAGCGGGACCATTCTGCGCGTCGATGTCGAGGACGCTGCCGGTGGTACGACATGAGGTCCCCCGCCAACGTGATACCGAAATGGGACGAGGAGCCCGCCGCGCGCAGGGCTGAAACCTGCATCGCGTTTCTCGCCATCCATGGGTTGCTGTCAGACGGCGAGAAAGCCAAGGTGCGCGGCCGACTCAGGAGGGCGGTCGACAAGTGGAACCAGAACGTCGATGCTGGAGTAGGGGCGCCAACGACGTGACCCGCGCACTCTTCGACGAAGCCGTCGCGCTACTCCTTCAGTGGGCGCGTCAGGATTTCGACGGCCATCGCGCAACGTCGGCGTTTTTCAGGCGTCTGGAAACGGCGAAGGCGGCAGTTCGCCAAGCGCCAGCGGTTCCGGTATCACGTCGTCAGGGTCGACGTCAGGCGGCTCCCCGAGCAAGTGCGGCGCCTCGGCCCGGCAAGCCTCGACGAGAGTCTTGAACGGGTAGCGATACTCGACATGTCCCGCGTCCCACAGCTTGCCGCCGTTGATCAGGTACTTGGCCAGCTTGCCGTGTTTGTCGCGCGTGTACGCGAGCGAACGGCATCCGATTGCCGTCGCCTCTTCATAGAGCGACATGAAGAACGTTTCGCGGCTAGTCGTCGGGTCGGGCTGGTCGTCAGGTAGGCGAAAGCGGAAGTCCACGGCGCGGTTGATGAGATGCCACGACAGTTTCTGATTGCGGCCCGTCGTCCCGCGCTTCAAAGCCTCTGTCTGTTCCGTGACCGTCCGCCGAGTTGACCCGATGTACGGCTCACCGTAGCCGCGCGCGACCATGCGTTGGACGATGCCCTCGACGCGAGCACGGAAGTCGGGCAGAAGCAGCGAAAGGCGGAATTTCTCCGCGTCGGTCACTTCGCCCCGGGCTTGCGCAGCTCCGCGGGGATTTCCAGGTCAACCGCCTGGCCGGGGCCAGCGCTGGGAGCGTTCTTCCCGTTTCCGGGGAGCACCTTCGCGGCGATGACCCCGACTGTCGTGCCGTACACGACAACCTTGGTCGCGGCTGCTACCAGAGCGGCCGGTAGGGCGATCGGCAGAGCGACGATCGCACCAGCCGCGCCGACCACTGAAGCAATGGCGCCGAGAATTCCGTTACGGGTCGTGAACGTCTTGCGAAGAAATGACCACATGTGGATTGCCTTTCTCTAGCCCGTAGGCCGTGAGGATTCGTTCAAAGATTCTACTTGCAGCGGTGTGCAGCTCGGCGGCCTGGCCGAGTTGCCAGAGGAAATCCGGGTCTGGAGTTTGCTCAGGTACCGGCGAGAGCGCGCAAAGTGCCCCGATGCCTCTTGCGAGGCTGCTGTAGGCGTGAGCGATGTCGGCAAGGTCGATTGCGTCTGGTCGCCATTCGCGCTCATCGTTACCGCCTCCGTTGGACAAGTTGATCAACTTTGACGCTGATGTTGTCGATCGATTTCTCGGTTCGAGTGCCCGTGTCCTGCACCGCTTTGATGTCGCCCTTCATCGTCGCGATGTTCAGTTTCACGTCGGTTACGTCCCACTGTACGCGTTCGAATTCAGCGCGCTTCGGCGTTGTAGCCGCCCACTGTGCGACGCCCCACGCGGTAGCTGCGGCGGCGAGCACGAAACCGCCAACGGCGAGCCAGTTGTGTTTAATCCTGAGGTCTGGAGCATCGTTCACGCCGTCCTCTGCCACATGTAGACGACCAGGTACGGCGGCATGTTGCTGTGTGCGCCGCCGCTGCCCGCGCTCTGATTCGTGGCCGTTGCGCTGTTCACGCTGACCCCGGTCGTCGCAGCGTTGTTCGCCGCGGTGGCGTCGTTGACGGTGAGCCCGGTGCTGGCGGCGTTGTTCGTCGCGGTCGCTGCCTGGTTCGTCGCCGTGGCGTTCTGATTGGTGGCGGTCGCTGCGTCCGTCGTGGCAGTCGTGGCCGCCGCAGCATTACTTCTATCCACGAACGTCCCAGACCCGTCCGTCGTACCCTCGGCCATCCCGTGACTGTGGGCGTTCTGGACGTGCGTGTGTGCATCCTGCGTGTGGTTGTGCGAGTTCTGTGTGTGGTTGTGCGTCGGGTCTGTCACGCCGTGCCCGTGCGCTGCTTGCGTGTGATTGTGGCCGCCGTCGGTGACGCCGTGGCCGTGGGCGTCCTGTGTGTGCGTGTGCGCCGGCATCTCTGCCGCGGTGAGCGTGACCGTCTTGGCGCCGCCGGTCTCGCCAGTGGTGTCGAAGTCCGGATCTCCGGGGTCGACGCCGACGAGCATGCGCCCCGCACTGGCTGGCGACCACGCCCCGAATCCAAGTAGCGTTGCCGGATTCGTCGCCACCGCGGACAGGAACAGCGATCCAATCGGCCACGCTGCCGCGATATCTCCCCCTGGTGCCGCCGTGCGCGGCGGCACATCTCCGCCCTCGTCGTAGCTGAGCTGCGGTGTCGACGGTGGCATGTTCACACGTACATCAGCAGTAGACCGAGTCTCCCGGTGAGTACCGACGCTCCCGCTAGCGCCTCGACGATCTCAAGCTCCAGTCCGCTCGACATATCTGGCAGCCCTCCCGCCGTCGGGCCAGCGAGGGAGTACGGCAGCGGATATGTCGTTGCGTTAAATGGTGCCGCAACCACTGCCTGCGTGACGATCATGTTGTCTCGCGCGACGTTGTTTCCGATCTTGTATCGGAGCTGCCCGGTAGCGGTCCCGATGCGGCCCGGCTGCACAACGAACTCGGTCACGATTAGCATCGCGAGCTTGCCAGCGATCAGGGGAGCATCGATCGCGTGAACGCCAGTCGACAGCAAGGACACGGGTGCGGTCTTGCCGACACGGATGAGCATTGACGGAGCCGCAGCGCCGCCGCTAGTAAGCTGCTCTACTACGACCTGTAGGTCAGGCATGAACTACCTTCCATGGTGGCGTGTTCGAGGGGGATTAACATCATGGCTGATGGGTCAACATCTCCCAGCTCACGGTTGTACGAATGGTGTCCCCCCCGGCGCCGCCAGCAATGATCGTCGCACTTACCTCGACCGTTGCGCCGACCGCCGCCACGGCATAGGAGACGGTAAGGCCGTCATTCACGCTCACGAACATCGACGTACCGACGACGGCGGCCACGCCAGCGGCGTTATTGGCGCCGATGAACAGCATCGCGATCGACCGAATACCCGCGGTCACGTCAACGTCCAGGATTCGCAACAGCATTTGTGCTGAGCGGTCGGTGGGGATCGGAATGGTGGCGATGACTACCGGGGCGCCCCCCCAAGCGAACGACTTGTTTTCACGGTCCATCATCGGCACGCCATCAAGAGGTGTATCGCCGACCGTGAGCCCGGCCGTTGCGTCGGAACGGGTCAGTTGAGCGACATCGCCGCCGGTCCCGCCAGGTACCTCCGTGAACGCCATGGCTAAGTCGCGCTCGCGTGGTCGCCGATGATGAGCGTTACCGTGGGCCGCCAGGACGTCTGAGCGGACCCGCCATTCACCCAGTCGAGTTTGAAGTCTCGATAGGTATCGACAAGAAAGCTCCAGGGCCCACCGATGTCACCGGCCGCCGGGACGCCGACGACCTCGTCCTCCTCGACCTGATCCCAGTTCGTCCCCCCGTTTGTGGACATGTACGCCCGAAGGGTCGCGGCGTGGCTGTGCTCCACCGCAAACTGGACGCGTGAGACTCGCTCACCGCGCAGGGATAGACCGTTGAAGTTCGCCGCCGAATTGAAAATCGGATAGACGTCCGAGTCGGCACCTGGGGCTACCGTCGTAAGGCAGCCGATTTCCGGACTTTCAGAGTCGCTCACCCTCCTGGCTCATTTCCGCTCCCACGGATTGTCGCTTCTTCTTGCCGCGCTTTCGAGCGGCCCGGGACAGCTCGTCAGATGCCCCAACCGTGCTCCCAAGTCTACCATCGAACCGCTTCCCGACAGCCTCGGAAACCGGCAGAGTCTTGCGGACTTGCCGTCCAAGCTGGTTGCTGTCCAGCGCGTCAATGCCAGCGCCGGCAAGCCACGCCAGCGGCCTTCCGGCGAGAGCCGCGACAAGGGACGTAGCCCGCAGCCGTCCTCGTCCCTGTGCCAATCCCTTTTCGAGCTGGGTCGAGACGTTCTGGCCGGGTCTGAGCTGTTCCTGGGCGTTCTTGGCCCGGAGCAACCGAACCTCCCGCTCGTACTCGGGACCGACCCTGGAAAGCCGGTCCCCGACGCGGCGGACCGTGGCCATTTGGGTGTCTTCCCCGATGCTCCCCAGGCGACGGGTCCCGGTGGTCCGCTCGGATTCGGTGAGTTCCCCATCGGGACCACCCACGGACTTGGTCCGCTTACCGAAGGTGATACGGGAAGCTGCGTCGGCGGGCTTGAGGGCTGCCGAGTAGTTCCGGTTGAGCTCGACGATGCGGGGGTCGACCGCCATGGCGTCCTTGTCCATGGAACCGAGGATCATCTTGTAGACCCGCTTCTCGGATGGATCGGGGGCTTGGTCGGCGAGGGCGCGTACGAGCTTACGCGCCTTCACATGGTCCCCAGCCGACACCGAGGCTTCCCGGGTTCCCGGGGTCATCACTGCAGCTTGACCTGGATTCCCCAGGACGTCGCGGATGATGTGATCGGGGAGCCTGGCCGTGGGGGGGAGTCCGTTGGCCTGCTTGAACTTTGCAATCGTCGCCTCCGGGTCGAGCTGGCCCGGGGTTTCGACGGTCAGCATCTTCCGCACCTTACCGATGGCCCGATGAACCCCTTCGTCCCCGACGACGCCGTTGATCGTATTCTCTCCCTCCATCGCGTCGAGGGCTTTGTGGGCGTTCGCCATGGGATGCCTGGCGTCCCCGTGCTCGGTCAGAATTTGGTCGACCGTATCTCCCCACTGCGCCCTGGCGGCCTTGAGACGAGCCTGGTTCGCCCCTGCCACTTTCTCGGCCGACTGGGAGGCCAGGAGGTTCTTCCCCTCCTTGCCGTGAGGTAGGTTCTTCAGGGCGGGGGATTCATACAGCCCCCCGGCTACCGGCTCGTCCCCGAAGGGTCGAATCTTGGCCCCGGGACCTGCTTGCTCGAAGTCCTTCAGAACTTGCCCGCTGCGGGTCTTCGGGTCCCGAATCGCGGCAGCCTTCCCCTTCCCGGCTCCGCCCACTGCGCCGCCGGTAACGGACATAGCGAGACCCAGGGGGTCGCTTGCGGCTCGTTCGGCTGCTTTCACCCGGTCCTCAAGGCCGCCGGCATCGGCATGTGCTGCGGCAATGACGGGGGCAGACAGCTCATAGCCCACGACTGCCTTCGCGGCCCCCATCCCCGCCCCTGGTATCATTCCCTTCGCCGGAACGCGCCCCAGGGCCTTCTCGGCGGCCTTGACGCCCAGTTTTCCTGTCGTCTTGGCTGCGCCCGGCAGAGCTGAGCCTACGAGCTGCCCGCCGGTCCTGAAACGGGACTCGTCGTCCATCTGCTCCGCGGATGGTGCGAAGGACGGTTCTCGCCCCAGGGCCTGGTTCGCCTTGTCAGCCAGTTTCTGCCCGTACCCGAACGTCAACATGTCGTCCACGCCGCGGGCCATCTGACTCACGCGGGCGGGGTTGGTGAAGGTGTCGATCGGATGGCGGATCGCAGTTCCGATGGCCCCAATCCCCTCGCCAATGGTCGACACCCCTTCTTTCAGGCGCTCCATGGCGGTCTGCTTGGCGGCGACCTCTGGGGGCTTACCGAAGCTCGAAGTGATGGGCTGAGCCCTGGACGCAATGGAACCTCCACCGAGGGAGTCGATCTTCTCCCGAATCTGGGCGTGGGTGTACGTCCCCTCCGGCTCCTGGAGGGCCTTCTTGAGACGGGCTATTTTCTCTTCTGGCGTCACTTCATCGCGTCTTCAAGGGACTTGTCAGTCGCCTTCTTCTTGGCGGCGGCTTCCGGGGGCCCCTTGCGGCCCTTCTTCTTGCCAGGAGCGGATGGCGGTGCCGTGGCCGGATCGATCGTCGACTGGGTGCCCGGGAACATGGCGTCAATCTCACTCTCAACCATGTCGTCCCCTACCCACCTACGATACGGCGAGCTCGCGCGCAGGAAGTGTTTGTCGGCCTCCCCACGGGTTGACTGCATGCGGGCGGCGAGCGCCTTACGTCGCGCCGCGATGGCGCCGTAGAAAACGCGCTTCTCACTTTCCCCCAGGTGCCCGGTGTCAAGTCGCTCTAGCGCGCTTTCTAGGGAGCCAATCTTGCCGGAGATATTGTCGCGAATGATCTCGATGTCCTGCTTGGTAAGCGGGCCGGCGCCTTGCATCGATCGGCTAATCTGAAAGACCACGCCCTGCTCCAGCGCTTGATTTCCACTGGAAATACCAGCAAGCCCGTCGTCGAGCTGCTTCGTGCCGACGATGTCTGCCTTGACTCCGTATCGCGCTGCGAATCGTTCTGCGTCCTTCTGGAACTGCTCGAACTTCCGCATATCGAGGTTCCCGGCGCCGACGGTGAATGACGCCCGCGGCCGACTGGCGTTGATCTTTGCCACCGTCTCCCGGCCTGCGATGTTCGCTTCGTTTCTCGTGCCTCTCCCGCCCTCCAGCATTCTGTCCGTACGTTCCTTCCGGAACGCCTCGCCCGCCTTCGCGGGGTCGATGGTTCCAGACTGAATGCCGGCCTCGACAAACGCGGCGACCTCTAGGTCTTCCCTGGACATATTCGGAGGCAACGACGACAGGAACATATCCGCCGCTTCCCTCTTCGCGGCATGTCGTTGAGTCTGGAAGTCGAACGTGACCCCAGGGTCCTTGTCCCCGAAGGACATCGTGTACGGCCGGCGAGCTTCGGCGTCCTTCTCGGCATTGCCGAATCGGACCAAGTCCTGTATGTGCTGCTTCTGGGCCTGCTCCTGACCGGCCAGGTCGCTTTCGGCGGTCTTCGCCATTCCTGCCATCCGAGCCCGTACCTCGGGAGGCATGGGAACACCTGGAATCGAGGCAGCCCCGACCCGTCCGACTCCCATGGCCGCTTCGGCGTCGTAGCCGAGGGGCGGGGGCATTTTGGGCTTCTTCCCAACGGTGGGGATGTCGCCCGGAGTCAGTCGGCCGCGAGCGGTTTCCTTCCCCGTCGCTGGATCGTAAAGCGCGGTGTCGGCCAGGATGGCTTCCGCTTCCTGGGGGCTTGCGGCCTTGCGAGCCCGTTCAGACTGCGTGGCCCTGTAGACGTTCTGCCGCTGTGAGAAGTCGCGCTGGTCGCGGTTCTCACGCTGAGAGATGATGCGGTTCTGGTAGGCGAGATTGTCCTGGTTCTGCTGGTACAGGCGGTCCTCGTGCGCCTGCTTCAGTGCCATTTCCTTCTCGTGCATCTGCCGCTGTTGACGGCGGCGCATGACGTCCGTGAGGGCGTCACCGAACGATTCGATCCCTTTCGAGAAGTCGATCGTTTCCGGCAAGGAATAATCGAGGTAGTTGCCCATTACGCGAACTTCGACGCCACTCCACCGGCCTGGAGGACGTTGTTGATGAGGTTCTGAATCTCAGAGGCCGACAGGCCCGCTTCCTTGAGCGCGGCTTCGAGCGCAGCCATGTTGGCCTTGTTTGAGATGTCACCAGCCTTGCCGTAGAAGTTGTCCACGAGACCGGACTGTCCACGGGCCAGGTCCATGTACCCGCCCGTCGCCTGCCGAACGCGATTCTCGGTCGAGTCCTGGGCGTCGCGGGCAAACCGCCCGGAAGCGTCGTAGCGACCCGCGCGAGCTGCGTCGGATTGCCCAGCCCGGTCCCCGAGCTCCTTCGCCTGCGCACCACGGATGCTGTCCCTGGAATTGGCGAGACGGTTCAAGGTGAAGCTCGAGTTGAAGTTCCCCCGAGCTGCGGCGTCGTCGTTGATCCCCTTCGCCGACATCTTCTCGGCGTAGTCGTAGAACGGATTGGAGGCCGACATCCCGGCCTGGAAAAGTTGCTCAGACGCCGACGGGTCCTTCATCAAATCCTGCCCGTACGTCTTGTACCAGTCCTCGTTGTACCCGGCCCCCGACAGAACACCTTCGCCGCCCGGAGTGGGCGTACCGACCCCGGCCGGACCGCTGGTATTCTGCGGGAGAAAGCCGCTGGCGTCGCGATTCTGCGGCGGCTTGTAGAACGGCGTTCCAGCGGCGGGATTCGGCATCGACGTTGCTTGCTCGTACGGATTGAGCGAGCCTCCGGCTTGGGCTCCGGTGGTAAATCCCCCTCCCGGCTGAACCAGGTTCGACTTCGGCTGCTGGTTGGGATTGTAGAAGTTCGCCATCACTTCCTCAGGTTGGAGGGCGAGCCGTAGGCTGCTTGGACCATCTGCTGGGCGGGCTGGTAGAAGCTGAGCGCCTTGTCCAGTCCCTGCATCTGGAACCGCTTTTGCTTCTCGGCTTCATCGCGAAGACCGCCGACCGTGTCCTGGTAGCCCTTGCGGAGCTCGTCCTGGGCGCCGGTATAGGCGTTGTACCCAACCCCGGCCCCCGGGGCGAGCATGCTAACAGCCGCGCCCGTGTAGTCCTCGTTGATGAACTTGTCGTAGGCGGTGATGCCGGGGATGTACTCGTACCACTTCGCCATCTCAGACCTCCGTCTCGTACGTCGTGACTGCGCCAACCAGGGTCAGGGGAACGTTATCCGACATACGCAATCTCCACTGCCTAGTACGATACGACCCTAGCGACCGAACCTCAATAACTGGCTGCAAATCATCGGCATTTCCTAGGTCCAATTCGATGGGGTCTTCCCATGCCCCTGGCGTGTCGCGCCAGAAGAGCTGGCACCTTGGTCCCGGGCTCGAGCCCACCGTGCCAAGCCCCCTGCGAAACGAGAACCTGGTGACGATGTGCTGCTTCCATTCGTCGGTTCCCTCGTCGGAGAAGCCCGAGTACACCTCGGCTACGATCTGCTCCCCGTTGTCGGTGACTACCGAGCTGTCGAGCTTCCCGATGGTCCCGTCGGCCAAGCCAACGAGATGTAGGTTCTCGTCGGCCCAGTGCGCCATGGCGGTTGCCGACCAGGCGGTCCATTCCCCGCTCGAATAGCCGCGAAACTCCCCCCAGGTCTGCCGGTCGAGGTCCCATACGAAACAACGACCGACCGTTGGGAAGTTCCAGCCGAGAAGGTTGTACCCCCCGAACTGAATACGGAACGCCCAGCAGTCGGAGATGGTCGCCAGCTCTTGCAGGGATTTCGTGATGCCCTTGTTCGAGATGTCGTTGAACGAGCGTCCGTTCGAGAGCTGGATTCTCCGCCGAGAGTCCAGGAACCCAAACGTCTCGTCATTGGCTACGAAGCTGTAGGGGGCCCCGAAGCCGCTCGACCACGTTCGGATCGACGTGAAGACCTCTCCCTCGGGAGCGGGGGCAAGAACCTGGACGGTTTCAGTCCCACCGCCAACGAGTTCTTCGGCCACTTCGTAGAGAGCTGGCAGCGGGTCCGGGTTCGACTCCAGCTCCTTGAACTCGCCAAGCCAGGTTTCATGGCCCGTGGGCTCTCCGGGGTCGGACCACTGAATCTGTCCCGAGAGGTCTGGGGGGTTCACGACGAGCCGCTGGGAGATGGCTACGACGTGAACGGCGTTCGGGGAGCTTCCCCCGAGACGAGCCGACAGCGGAAAGCCAACGCCCTCCCATTCCTGCAAGGCCCCACCGCCGGCAATGATGAGCCTGGTACGAGCGGAGGCGAAGACCGGGCGCCTGGAGTTGTCGAGCTTGGTCGTGGCGGTAGCGTCGGAGAGGTCGACCCCGGCTCCGCCAATCTGAGCGTGGATGAGACGGTCGCTGGTGACGTAGACCGGGGTCCCGTTCCACACGGTGATGCCATCGACAGGCTTCGTCGCGTCGTAGAGAGGGGGGGCATCGAAGCCGCTCCAGGTGTTAATCCCCGGGCGAACGTGAATGGCCCCGGCCTTGTCGACGAGGACGTTGATGGACTGAGGGATGGCCCCGGCGAGAGGATCGTCCGAGGACTTCTGGCCCCCGGAGAAATCGATCTGACTCTTGCCCTGCGCCATTTCCTTACCTGAACGAACGCGCAGACTGGCGCTTAACCTCTAGCGCACGCACACTCAGCACATGCGATACATGATTCTCGCGCTTGTCCTTACTGGGTGCCTGGCCTCTCGTCCCATCGACGGCCAATCGACGACGTGGACCGTGACCATCGGGAACTGGGAGTCGCCTCACTGCGACGGGAAGATGACGGTCGCGGCCGAACGCTCGAGACTGTACGGAACGTGGCAATGCGGTCGCTTCGGCAGTCGGGTAAGCGGGGAGATCAGGCCGGATGGTCGAGTCTTCCTCGACATGGAGACCGCGCCCGGCTTCCTGAACCGCGTTCGCGGCACGATGGCAAGCGACGACGCCATCACGGGAGACATTCTCCTCGACGACGTCGCCGTTCCGTTTGCTGCGTACCGGCACTAGCCTCACGTCGACACCTCCCGCGACTGTTGTCTCCAGACCGAGTCTGACGGGTCCCATTTCAGCCGGTAGAAGGTGTGCTCAAGGTTAGTCACTGACGGAGCCGCCGACAGGTGATAGATCGCATTCACCGTCCATCCAGTCGTGTCCGCGCCGCCGTTATTGAAGAAATCCAGTTCCAGGTAGACGTCGTACGCCCCGGTCGCTGGCGTAGGCGTAGGCGGGGCAACTATGATGTTGGCCCCGACCGACGTTACCCTGCATCGCTGCTGCGGTCCTGCCCCTCTTGCCGGCGTAAATGTACCACCGCTGGCTACGTTGGTCGTGGTGCCGTCTACCCCATTCCCGGACTGCCTGAGATCAGGGTCGGTCGCGAGACCGCTCAGGTTGAACGAAGTAGACCCGAGGACACTGGCAATGCTGTTCCCATAGAACCGGAAGGTGGTGCCAGTCAGCGCACCGTTGAACAGCACGTTGTTCGTTGCGCCTATGATCCTGGTACCAAACACGTAGTAGTCGCCGTTGCCGCCGTTGAACTCGACGCCGCTCGTCGGGGATACAGGCGCAGCCGAGGACGCGCCGATTGAACAGCCGAGAATGATCTGCGGCTTAGCACTGCTAGTAGAGTTCTCCCTCAGTGCGACCGTGTCTGCGTTCAGGTGGCAGTTCTGAATGAAGTCGAAGTCAGACGCGCCAGAAAAGTCCATCGCGTACGCGAATCCAACGTACGTGGCGTCCGCGGGGATATACATGCCGCTCGCCTTGAAGTTCGGCGACGCCCCGCCAATAGCGACGGCGGCCCCGGTGCTTCCCAGGGTGTGAAGAATCGACATCTCATGAATGCCCGACGACGCCATTGCCGTAAACGTGAAGGCGTTCGCCGTTGCGTGCGTCGGCGCAACGATAGTGACACCGCGTCCGACACCTCTGAGCGTAACACCGCTTCCGGTCGACGCCAGAATGGCAGATGACGTCTTGTACGTCCCCGGCGGGAAGTAGACGACGCCGCCGCCGAGCGCCTTCACCCTGCTCACGGCCGTCTGGATCGCAGCGGTGTCGTCGTTGATCCCGTTCCCCAGCGCCCCAAAATCCTTCACGCTGATCCAAACGTCGCGAAGGAAGTCCGACACTAGTCGGGCCGTTGCCCCACTCGACTCCAGGTACTTGAAGTCGACGCCAATCGACGCCGCCATTCGAGTCAGCAGCGTCTGAAGGAACACCTTCCCGCCCAAAGCTTGGGACACGGCTCCGGTAACAGGGTCGGTCAGCGCCCCCGTGAAGCTGGCGTGCTCGACCTCGACCTGTTCGGCGCGAACCTTGTTGTAGCCGAGTAGCGTGCGGAGCGTGGAGCCGGACGAGTCCTGAATGACGACGTCGACAGGGTCGTTGATCCAGATCGAAACCCGCCCAGCAGCGTCGAGGGCAATTCCTCCGCTGACAGTCGTGTGCGCCTCGGCCAGCGTGTCCGACGTGTACCCAACGGCAGCCGTCGTGGTCCCCGGCGAGTACAGGAACACGCGACCGGAAGCGTTCGCGGTCCCGTCGGCCTTGCGGGAACCGGAGACAGCGAGCTCACGAATCAGTGCGGCCATCAATAGCTCCCGTATGGGGTTGGGGGAAGCGAAAGACAAAGATCACCGCTCTGGTTTTCCTGACCCAGCACAGATGCCTCCTGCTGCTCGGCCTCGAGCTTCAGTTCTTGTCGCTTCTGCGGATTGAGGTTGTAGGCGTGTGCCAACCAGTAGGCGAATCTCCACGTTAGCGCCCCCTGCCACCTCTGCGTCAGTCCCGGAGTGGTAGAGCCGGCATCCATGTCGGGCAGTAGAACGATGGCCCGGTAGCTCCAGGTGTAGGTCGCGTTCGGAATCTCCCAGAAGTACACCGACACCGACGACAGCTTCTCGACGAATACACGCGTCGGAACTCCCGTGACCGTCTTGTTCGAGATGGTCTGGTAGTCGCTGTAGACCATCTTCTCGACGTGGGTCTCTTTCCGAGCCCGAAGCCTTCACCGTCGTCGGGAAGTCAACGTCGATGACGTCAGAGCCCAGGGCGTAGCTCTGCGTTCCTGAGGTCAGCGTGAGAGTTCGGCGGACGGCCTGGGTCAGCGTCACGCCGCGGGCCTGGAGCGTTTTCAGGAGCACACTGAAGTGGTCGCGCGCGTCTTGCAGTATGCCGTTTTGAGGCTGCCTACCGAGGGCCAGTAGTCCACAGAGCTGGAGCGCGTGCTTTGTGATCCCGTCGGCGTTGAGTTGGAAGGTGGTGCTCATGTCATGCCCATATCGGAAGACTCGGATAGCGAGTGTGGAGATACAGGTTCATGGTCGCCATGAAGACGGTGTCAGTGCTTCGATTTCCTGTGTAGGCGAGGACTTCAAAAATCCAGCCGTCGAACGATCTGAAGGCCCCCGTCACGCCGGACAGAACGGCCATGCCGCCTACCTGATACCCATTTACAGTCACCCCCTGGGGAGTGACTGTGTTGGGGGCAATCGGCCTGTCGACGTTGTCGACCCTGCAATAGACCTCGGACGCGGGATTGGGGGTGTCGTTGTAGTACATGAAGACATGTGCCGTATTCGAGTAGTCGATCGTGGCCCCAAACGCGCCATCGACCGGCCCGAACACAAAATTAAAATCCGTGTATCCGTACTGCGTCGCTGCGATTGTCCTCATGTCACAGATGTACGTGGGCGGAGACGCCGCGCCTGGATCGCGTCCGCTCCAGACGAACAGCTCTCCACCCCGCGCAGATGCTGGCATGGCCACGATGAACACCGTGCGCGCGAGGTCGCTGGCTACTAGCGGGTCCTCGTTCCCAACTCCTGCTGGGCCGTAGGACAGCAGCGCAATGTCCCCGCCTGGGCCAAGGTCGGACGCGTTCCCACTAAACCGGATTCCGGGCATGCCGTCCAGCTTACCCAGGTCGATGGTCGGGCTGACTACGCCAGCCAGCCCCGAGGGCACGGACGCGTCCCTGTCGTTCCCGGATTGATCTCCCCAGATAAAGCCAGGGCCGGGCGTTCCCGTCTCCACGTCTGACTCCAGCCACAGCAGCATGTCATCGCTGTCCGGTGGAACAGAGCCCCCGGAGACCTCCAGCGTCACGTTCCCGGGATCGCCGGTACACGGACAGACCTCTACTATCGGAGGTCGCATGGGAAACCTGCCCGGCTGCTCTCGGTACGCCAGGCTCACCATCGACGCGGCAGTAACCGAGCGCTGGCCGCTAAGTGGCGTCGTCGCCGCCCAGGGCTGGAACGAAAGGCCGGAGACTCCGATGGGCCCCAGGTAGCGCTCGGCGATGTCCTTGGTCGAAAACCGACGAACCTTGGACAGCGCGTCCTTGGAGGCCCGTAGATCGACACCTGTCGCAGCGAGGACCGGGGCCAAGAGGCCGAACGTGCCCCAGTCGTACCTCGCTCCAGTCGACTCCGTGAACGGCGCTGCTGCTTTCAGATTGTCGGCGGGGCAGACGGCAGGGTCGTAGGTCCCGGTGATACCCTGAAGAACTGTCTCCGGATGCATGGACGCCGGGGTGGCGTTGGTCGAGTTGGTGGTGAATGCCGCCAGCCACGCCATTATCGCCGCGACCTTGGCTGTATTCCCGCCGGCCTCGTAGAGCCCTCGGATTGCCATTCCGAGCGGTCTCGAAGCCACGTTGGCCTGCGACGTCCAGGTAGCAGTACCTGCTCCTCCGTTCGTGGCCGCGACGTAGGTCTCTCTCGGCGCGGTGGTCGACAGTCCTGTCACGAGGGCACCGGACGAAGCCGAATCCTTGGCCCCGGACTCCCCGAACGCAGTGAGCTCCGACAGCATCGTCGACAGTGACGCCCGATTGGCCCGGGAGTGAAACGAGGTCGCAGCGGCGTCGCCGTATTGAGTCGATCCGCCCTTCTCAGTGACCATGAGACTCAAGAACCAGCAGCCCAGCACGTCTGAAACGTCATACGACGTCGACAGCAGGCCGGTGGCGTCGTCCACGTTCCTGGATAGTCCGCCAATGTGGTACGAGCCCCCGCCGGACGGGTAGACGGTGTACGCGGTCGTTTGAGAATCCCCACTCTGGACGTGACGAACGAACGTGGCGATTCGTTCCGCGGCCGTGAGATACCCAGGAACCGCGGTGGCCCGGTAGGCGTAGACGAAGGCAATCCCGGCCACCAGCGTGACCGTGGTGTCCCAGGTGGTATCGAGGTAGATGCCGCCGTAGCGAGGGTTGTCAGCCGTTCCCGATGGTCCCGTGGACGATCCGTACTGCAAGCTCAGGAGATACGCCGCGCAGTAGGCCAGGGTGCATTTGGCGTCGCATTCCCAAATCGTCGGCCGGCGTTCCTCGAGCAACACCTTGGCCATGTAGAGCGCGGTCCAAGCGGCGGCTTCCGGGCTGTCCTCCCCGTCAACTAGCTCGGCGGGGGCCGTTCGAATGACGTGGTTGAAGAGCTCGCCTTCGGACATCTGGTACGTGGGGACCTGGACGTAGTCCTTGGCGTACTTGTTCGGTTTGACGACGAGGGGGCGAGCCTTGGCGTTGAAGCGTGATATCTGGAGCGCAGTCAGGCCCGGGGCGTCGTCAGGGCAGGCGAACTTCAGCTCGCCGATCGGGGACAGGTCCTTGAAGTGGAACCTGTGGCCGCAGACGTCACACACACGGAGGTAATTCCCCCGCTCATAGCCCGTGTCCGTCGCCATCTAGACGGTCCACGTCAAGCGGCTGTTGCCGGTGTTGTTGGTAACCTCCCAGTGACCCGTGGTCCCGGTCGCGAACGTCACGTCGGAGCCGGCGAGCTGGTAGACCCGGGTCGCGACCAGGCGAGTCACCGCCTCGGTTCCCAGGAACGCCGCCGCGGACCACTCGAACGAGCCCGCATCGAGAATCAAGTTGTCGATGGTCAGTCCGGCCAGGGCGTTGATGACCTCGATGGCGCTTGCTGGGGTAGCGGCAGTGGCCGTGAAGCGACAGCTATCGATGGTCGCTGAGCTGGCCCCGGTGACGTACGAAACAGCCCGGGTCGTGTCTGAAGCCCCGCAGTCGAAGCTAAGGTTGGCCAGGCGCACATCGGCCGAAGCGATGCGAATCCGGGCCGTGGGAGCGGCTGCGGAGACTGGGAAGACGATGCTATCGACGATCACGCCTGCCGCGGTGATGTCGAGCATTGCGATCGACGCCGTACAGGTCAGGCGAGGGAGACTCGCTCCTTCGCCCTCTCCGGCCAGGATGAGACCGGCCTTGGCGACGACGACGGTCGTTCCGATGTCCTCGACGTGGCCCGAGAGGTAGACAATCGTGTCCCCTGCGGCGGCGTTTGCGTACGCCTGGGCCGTGGTGAGCAGGGGCTTTCCCCGCTCGAGTCCGGTATTCGAGTCCGAGGCCCCGGAGACGGAGTTGCCGATGAAGTAGAAAAACCCCGAGCGGGTGACCTTGGGCAGAACGGCGTATTTCGACCCCGTCGTTCCGCCGGCCCCGTTGATGTAAGACGTGATGGCCAACCGGGGCTCCTAGAGTTTTCCGGGGGGCGGAGGCGGGAGGAGCGTACCGCTCCCACCCCCCGGAGGGGCATCGTTTTCTTAGGCCGACACCGTTCCGACGACCTCAGTACCGGTCTCGCCGGCCGTATTGGTGACGGTGGGACGGTGCCAGGTCACGAGACCCGGCGACGTCAGCCATGCAGTCAAGCTGGTCGTGTCGAGGTACGCGAAGTGCTCGTCTCGCGAAACCCCGGTGACGCTCGCCAAGCCAGTGACGGCACAGGTCGACGCCGCCAGCTTGTTGATGTACGTATTTCGCGCCAAGCGGATGTTTAGCGACGCTGCGGTCACGAACCGAACCAGGCCGACGCCGGTACCAGAGGAGGCACCAAGGAAAGTGCTGTCCTCCATCTGGAAGTCGTCAGCCGCGTTGATGTCCATGAAGGCCGCGCCGGCCGGAGCCGCCGTGGTCGCGAACAGGCTGTTGTTGAGCCACTTGCAGCGGTCGCCCGTGATGGTGATGCCCTGAGTGACGATCTGATTGGCGTCGAAGCCGGCCTTGATCTCACAGTTCGAGATGCGGCACCCGTCCCCGGACATCGTCATCGGCGCCGCAACCGTCAGCGCCGAGCCGGCGGCATGCGCCCCAGCCCAGTAGAGGTTGCAGTTGTCGATGAAGCAGTTGGCCGCCGACATGACGTTGGTCGAACCAGCCGCGTTCCAGGTGAACGCCGCCCGGTTGTCGCCCTCGCCAGTGCCGATGACGCCCACGCCGGCCACCCAGGTCCAGGCGGCCACACCCAGATTCTCCGTGTGGCCCGGGAGACAGACAATTCTGTCCCCCCGGTTCGCCCGGCACTTCGCCATCGCCGCAGCTACCGACAGGTTGAAGCTACCGGGCGACGGGTCTCGCATGCCGTTCGGAAGAAGGTCGAGACCCGCCGCGCCAGAGGCGTGGACGTAGTGAACGAGACCTCCCGTGGGTACAAGAACGTACCCCGGGAAGATTTCGGCAGGACCGTCGGGATTGAAGCTGGTGAGCATCGTGGCTCCTTACGCTGCGCTGCCGATGAAGGTCCGCCAGTTCGAAACGCCCTTGTCCCAGCGAGCCGAGCCCGTGTGAATCTCGGTCTCGTTGCGGATTTCGTTGCCCGCCTTGAACCTGGGCTTGCGCCGCCAGAACCACATCGCGCCTCGCTTGACGTCCGTCTTCCCGAAGAAGTTGGTCAGCGAGCTCATGAAGGGCACCGAGACGTAGGTCGAGGAGAGCTCGCCCTTGAGCGCGTTGATGGCGTGGTTCGCCGTGTCGTCGCGCATTTCGGATTTCAAGATTTCCTTGAACCGCCACTTGTGGTTGGTCGGGCCCAGCATCTTCGACAGCCGGATCGACCGGATGTACCCGTTCGTGCCTGGCATCTTCTCAGCCGCGATCAACATCGCCTGCACCGCCGGGTTCGACGGAGACAGTGGCGGCGAGAGGATGTTCGACACCGTCGCGCCGCCACGGATGACGTGCGAAGCCGAGGCGACCGACACCCCATCGCCCGACAGGCCAGCCGCCAGCGACCCGGTGAAGGCGTCGTTGAGAATCTGGACCGCGTCGTAGTCCTGGGAGACGGTACAGGTGTTTTGCAGCATGCGGACGGCGTCGTACACCTCCGGATACTGGGAGTCCTCCTTGACCTCCTCGGGGATGATCAGACGCTTCGAGAACTTCTTCGGCTCGTAGCGCTTCTTGATCCCTTCGGCGTAGTCGTCAAGGTCGAGATCGGCACCTTCGTCGGTTTCCGACCACAGCCCAGGCTCCACCAGTTCGACGTCGTCGAAGTACTTCTTGTTGGTGGTTTTCTCTTCCAGGTACTGCTTCCAGATGGCCTCGTTCTTTGCAGACTCGTCCATCCAGACTTCCCCGAGCATCTTGTGCCAGACGCTCGGGATATTCCCACTGTGTACGCTTGCGGCCATGGTTAGAGCCCCGCCGTGCTAGTGAAGGCGTGAGCGCCCTCGTTGATCATGCAGACGACTCGCTGATACTGCGCAGTCAGGTCATTCCCCGGCTCGCGCAGCATTTCCAGAATCCGGAACTGAGCAATCCCCGCGACGTACGTGCCGTCCAACTTGTGAGCCGACCGCCCGTACACCGTCGAGCCTGCGTCGGAGACCTTGAGGTCCACGTTCGAGCCGACGCCCGCGTAGTTGAGGGCCGCCGTGGTGGCGACGTCCATCGCGGCGATGTACTCGATGGCCGGGTCGTCCCACACGTACACGTAGCTGGCATTCGCCGAGCCGCGTGCCGTCGGGGAGTAGACCGTGGTAGCCGGGATGTACGGGCCGTATAGCCTCACCCCTCCTGACACGTAACTGACGTGCGCTATGACGCCGAGAATCAGCACCGAGGCGCCTGCCGCTGCCGACTCGACGGTTCCAGCGGTCACGAGGGTGACCACGTCACCCGGGAAAAGCGCCGTGCCGTAGCTCGACGCCACCTCGTACCGTCTCGGGCTGCACCCGGCCGGGGTCCGGCGCGGAGTGAAGCCGCCCTGAAGAACGTTAGCCATTGGTTACCTCATCTCCGCGTGCTCGGCCTCGAGAGCGCCGGGGCGCCGGAGGTCCAGGTCTCGTTGCTTGCGCTTGAACATCAACTCGTTGGTCTTCGTGGTCTGCGCGTGGTCGAAGCGGTTGCGCTTCTGCCACAGGGCCTTGTCGCAGCTCATGAGGACGTGACCACGCTTGGTGATCTGCTCGTCCTGGGTGAGCTCGGCCGAAGCCTTCGGAGTCACGCCGTCTTTGGTCGCGTACTCGACGCGATACGGGACGTACCAGCTCTTGTACTCGCCGATGTCATCAGCGTGGTTGCGGACCCACACGTAATGGCGGTCCGACTCTTCGCCGTCGAGCGCGTAGTCGTTCCGTGGATCACCGTCGACCTCCGAGAAGTCTTCATCGGGGTCGATGCGGGAAAGGGTTTCGACGCCCAGCATCTGCTGGACCGATGACTGCCGGGGGGCCTTCGCCTTGGTCGGACGTGGCATTGGGACTCCATCCCGCGAAACCGAGAGCCACCACTGCGAGCCGCGGAGCCCGCCAGGCCATCCGTTTCAGCCACCACTCACCCGAAGGTGCAGGCCGCTTCATCTCCAGCCACCACTTGACCCGAAGGTCACAGGCCGTGTGAGATGCCCCTATTGTAACTCATGAAGCGCTAATAAGCGCAACAACTATTTCACTCCCCCCGCCCGTTGCCTCCGAGCTCTTCACGGAGAATCCTGGCCAGGGTCTTCTCTGACAGGCCGTGACCGATGCCCATCGGGCCGAGATCGACCTCCGCCGGCAGCTCCCGCCTCCCCGACGGCGCGCTCGAGACCCGCGGACCGCCATAGAGGCTCCTGGTGCGCGGGCTTGGGGGGGCCGGGACTCTCATGCCGAACTCGGCCCCGAACTTCGCCTGGATGTGCGCCAGGGCCTCTCGGTCGGTGTCCAGGGTGTCTGGACGGCCCTCGACATTGACGAGGTAGTTCTTGTACGCGGCTGCCTTCACAGCCATGGGCGCGTAGCGCTGCTCAGTGACCCACGGGTACTCGGACTCGATGAACGGCGCCCTGTTGTCGTACTGACTGCGCTGGGGCTGGTTCTGCTTCTGGGCTTCCCGGTCTGCCGCAATTCGGCGGTCGGCGATGAGCTCGTTCTTTCGTTCTTGCAACTCGTTGTATCGGTCGTAGCCGCGCGCATCGTCAGTCTCTATAAGCTTGAGCTCCGCTGCGAGTTGCTTGCGAATATCTACAATCTCCGCCGTGAACCGGTCCTGTGGAGCCCCCTGTCCCTGGGTCTGCTTAGACAGTCGCTCCATGTCCTCACGGAGTTGGCGCACCGTACGGTCGCTGTTCTCCTGGACCTGCCGAAGTCGGCGGTCGTAGTCCTGTTTCTCGGTTTCCCAGGCTTTTGCGGCCCTGCGATCTGTCGCCCGCTCGGCCTTTCGCGCTGCCCAGGTGCCGTCTTTCTTGCGCGGCTGTCCGTCGGCCTGCGGCTTGTCGTCGGGGGTCTTGTCGTCGTCGTCACCGTCGTCATCGTCGGCGACGTCGAGGCGAACCTTGGTCTCGTCTGCTTCCGGGGTGTTCTCGGGCGTCGGCTTGTCGTCCGACTCTCCCTCTGCGCCTTCTCGAAATGCCATCTGCTCCTCCTACTTGTGTTCGGCCGCCAAACGCCGGGCGGTCTCGGCTTCATGCGGGGACGTCGTGGACGCCGCCAGCGCGAGCAACTTCTGTTTCTTCCCCGATAGCAACTTGCGCTGCAGGCAATGACGTCCGGTCGCCTGATCCAGGACGTACTTGGCCTTGCCTGACGCAAGGTCAACCCTCAGGTCGTCGGACCACAGGATGTCGCGGTCCTTGAGCGTGCAGAACTCGGTCTTTAGGTTCTTGGTCGACGTCTTGTCATGGGCCTCCCAGCCCGAAAACCTGGCCCAGGTGACGATGTCGCCTTCCTCGATGCCGTTCGAGGCCAGGTAGTCCATGGCCCTCGGGCCCATGGCAATCAGAATCCCCTTGGTATGCGGGTTCTGGGAATCCTCGGGCATGATGATTCCACCGGAAGACAGCGAGAGCGGTGGAAGGCGCCACACGATGACGTTGTTGTCGAGCGGCTGACCGGTGGGAGGCTTGATACCGACCTCCTCACAGCGAACACGGAGCTTTTCCGTGGCGTAGTACGCCTTGGCGTTACGTCCCAGGTACAGAGCTTCGATCGACGAGAACTTCAACGCTTTGCTCATGTCTCCCGCCCCTTCTGCCGCTGCCGCGCCTCCACAAGTCGATCGATCAGCCACGTCGGAAGCTCAGCCCTCCCCGGGCCGGACTCGCTCATCCACCGCAACGACGTCGTGCCTTCGCCCTGCTCGGCACACCAGTCGTACGGGAACTTTGGCTCTGGCAGCGGGAACCTGTGCGGCGACGTGAACTTCTCCAGGTGCGCAGCACGAATTCTGTCTGTGTTCTTCATTCTTTGTCCTCGCCTCTCAAGTCGTTGAGCACGTCGTCGATGGTCGCGATGCGCGCCTCAGCACCGCGAATCTCACTGAGGTCCCCCTGGCGGGCCATTGTTCGGAGGCGCTTCATTGCTTCCTCCTTCTTGCCCTCCCATCGGCGGCGGAACTTCTCCGCTATCGGGTCCTCCGCCCATTCCAGGGCCTCCTCCGCTTCCAGCCATTGCATGTATCGGTACCCCCGTTTCCTCTTGGAACGCCTGGAGCTGCTGATAGAGGGCGCCGGCATGGGCCCTATCGTGTCGATCGAGCATCTGTTTCCCAGTCGACGACATCTTCTCGAAGAGGGGCGAGAGCCGGAGTTCTTCGATCTTATGCATGTGCAGGGCGTGGTTGTCGTCGGGTAGGACCGGGTGGTCCTTCTCGTTGAAGAAGCCCGCGTTTTCGATCTCCTGTGCCTCGGGCGTTGGAGGCGGAGGTGGAGCCGGAGGTGGCCCCATGGCTGAGATGTACTGAGGGACCTCGGCCATGATCCAGTATTGGCGGACGGCGAAGTCCATCAGCATCACGTTCTGAGCGAGCTGCGGAATCGACGCGATGAGAGTGATGGAGTCCTTGGCTTCCTGGATTCGCTCGGGCTTCGAAATCATCCGGGCGTCAGCGGTGAACTCCAGATGGACGTCCTCGACGTAGTCACTCCGCCCGATGTTCTCCCGGATGATTTCCTGCTCCCCGGGCTTGCCGGGGATGTCCTGCGTGAACGGGAAATACTCGACCTCGTCGAGATGAACCGAGTTCCCCTCGGCGATGAGCTTCACCTCGTACTTCATTGGCTCGAGGTAGAGCCGGGTGATGACGGAGATGAGCGCCATCGCGTTCGAATTCCGAATCATCATCCCCTTGGCGGTCTCGTTCGAAGCTCCGCGCTCACCGGAGAGGACGTCGGCATTTACGGCGACCTCCGCGTTCTCTTCCAGCTTCTCGACGATGTTCATCAGGCCGTCGGCGGGAGGGCGTCCCTCCATGACCTTGATTCCCTTGTCGAGAACTTCCGCCTCCAAGTCGGTGCGGAGGAACTTCCCCATCGACATCTGGATATCGCCCTCTTTTTGCTTCGTGTCGCGGGCGAGGAAGCCGCAGAACATGTTGTAGAACTTCGCCGACAGCAGGTACTCAGCGGCGAGGGCGTTCGCGAGTTCGTTCGAACTGGCAAGCAAGGACCCGATTCCGATTCCATAGAACCCGTTGGGGTTCGGGAACAAGCGGTAGTGGATGATCCGATGGACCGTCTGCATCCGAACCGGGCGCGGTTCGACGATTTTCGGAGGCTCCACCTCAATCGGTGGCGCGACATCGGTAGCTCCCGGAACAGGTGGCTCGCCCATCGTAGGCTCACCGGGAACGGGAGGCCGAGTCGCGTTCTGGGCTGCTATGTTCGCGGCCTTGAGCTCTTCGTCGAAGCGGGCCTGGTCGATGGGGTCGGGCTTCTCGCGAATGACGAGCTGGACGGGCTTCTGGGTCTCGCGGTCCACGATGAACGTGACCGGCTTGGACTCCCCGTCGAGTCCCGGGATTCCCAGGTTCGACGGGAACCTCAGCCGAGTGTGCTGGGCGTAGTATTCCCTGCGCCCTTCCTTCTCATGCTTCGTCGGCCGCTCGACACCCTGAACCTTGTCCGCTGCCCTGCGCACCGGACTGTCGTCGTCGGATGGACGAGTCGAAGTAATTCCCGCTCCATCGGAAGTCGAACCCGACTCCTCGTCTCCCTCTTTCGGGTAGATGGCCTCGACGTTCGAGAAAAAGTTCTCCTTTTGGTAGCCCTCGACCTCCCAGCGCCAGAGTCGCATCACAATCGTGATACGGCCGACGTTCTTCATCAGAGGATGAAGGTCCATCTCCGTATACGCGACGATGACGTCGTCGATAGGCAGATGTTCTACGACGTGGGTGTGCAGAATCGGGTCCCATCGGTACTGTCGAAACGTCGAGCCGGGCATGAGCCAGTTCAAGATCGAAACGGCGTGCGAGCTTGCCCACTCCGGAATCCGGTAGCGAAGCTGCCAATTCATGTGGCGCTCCACTCGCTGAGCTCGGCGGAGGTCTTTCGCCCCGAGCGGCCTGCCCTTGACCACGTCGCCCTTCGCCGGCACGACCTGATCCCATACCCTGGCCCAGAGGCCCAGTAGCGCCTTGGTCATGAGCGCGATGTGCGGAGCCTTCGCTCCCTGCGCCGGATACCCCAAGTCCTTGACGATGCCCGCCAGCAACAGGAGCTGTTCGGCGTAGCGCTTCATGTACTCTTCGCGACTTTCGTTGTCGTCCTTCGCGTTCGACACGACGAGCTTCGCCTGCCTCGACACCCACTCCGGCGCCTTCCGCATCAGGACGGGCAGGATGTTCAGATTGTCGAGCGCTCCATCGTCGTCAGCGCCGGCCTGTTCAGTCGGATCGTCTTCGAGTCTCACAACGGTGGACGGGTCTTCGGTCTCGGCCACTACCAACCTCCCGGCGGGATTCCAAGGGTTCCGGTACCGCGGCGGTCGCGGTAGTCGTTGATGTCGACCACGTTATCGTCGTCGTCCTTCTCGGCCTGCGCCGGGAGAACCCGATCGAGGCACATGTACATCGTATCGTCCCAGCAGTGGTCCTCGCCCTTCGTGTCGACGTCGTTCACGTCGTTCGGATCGGCCTGCAACACAGGAAGCGTCTCGATGGGGGCTTTGCACCGCTCCATCCATCGGATGGCCGGTCGCTCCGGCTCTCCGGGGTGCAGGGACTTGCGCCTGACGTTCAGACGACGGACGATTTCACACGCACCGTTGAACCTATCCTTGCGTGAGCGCTTCCAGCGAATTCCGCAGTCGCGGTGAATCTTCGCGTAGCTCGGGCCACCGGCCATGTTCTTGTTGAAGGCGTCCTCGTCCATCGGACCATAGAGCGTCGAGCAGTTGGCCTCGTCATCCCACCATCCGTAGTGAATCTCGACCTCGCGAATCCGGTTCGCGGTCATCGCGGCATCGTGGTTCCGCAGATATAGGTTGTGAATCCCCGTCAGTCCGCCATCGGCGTCCACGTACCACCACGTCACCGAGGTAGGAGCCGACGGGGCCGGGTCGCACGACCGGACCACCTTCGAGTTCTTCGGTACGTCGTGATTGGGAACAACGTGGACCGACGAGTTCCAGATGTTCGCCAGGAAAGCGCCGGGGTTGATCCACCAATTGCCGTGAAGGATTGCCTCGCGGACTTCTGGTCGTTTATTGATGAGAGAGGCTTCGTACGAGCCCGAGCGATAGAGAACCGGGTTGTCTTCGAGCTTGGCGGGGATGAAGATCGAATCGTAGTTTCGGATTCGACCGTCACGGAGACGGGTCACCTTCCGGTAGACCACCTCGGGCTGTTTGTTCTCGATGAACCGACGACGAACCCAGAGAAGCCCGGGACCGTCGGGGTTCGAGCCCGAGCAAATCTGGAGCATCGGCTCGAGGGCCGGGTCCGTCGTGCGGAGACGGGTGTCCATGTACTCGTACATGGTCTCCGTGTATTCGGTCAGCTCATCGAGGAAAATGTACGTGTACTCGCTCGACTTGTACTTGTACTTCGAGCGCTCGTTCTCCATGTGCCCGAACTGAAAGTGAGCGTTGCCGCAGCTCGGGATGGTCCAGATGTGATCGTTGATGTTGTAGTCAGCCTCGGGGTCGATGTCCTTAAAGAACTGGAACGACCTTTCGATGGCCTGCTTCAAGTCGGGCATTGTTCGACGGAGGTAGATGCCCCACGCCTTCGACGTGACGATGTCACCGTTCGCGAATCGCTTCTGTTCGACGGCAAGCTGCTGGCCGAACTTCCCCATCCCGCACATCGACTTCCCACCGCCACCAGCCCCGCCGTAAAAGACCTCGCGCTCGGTACGTTGGAAGAACTTCGTCTGCTGACCCGGGAAGGGTCCACGAAATATCCCGTCGTCCTTTTCGACTGCGACAGCCGTCACGGGTTCACGGTGAAGGCTGAGAAGGCGAGAACACCAAGGGACGTTCCGTCGTCCAGAAAAAACTCGATGGCCAGGTTATTCGCTGCGCCGATGGTGATTTCGCCAGAAGCTCCACCCACCGTGTAGACCCGGCGAGCGATGACGACTTTCCGCAGAGCGTTCACGAGCTCGAACACCTCGGTCTCGTCGGACTTGTTCTCCTTGAGGGCCGGAGGAAGGGACGGAGCTGTCACTTCTCGTGCTCCTTCGCTTCGACCTCGATGATGACGTCCTGGGCGTTCTGAGGAACGGGGGCGGGGATCGAAATCATGTTCAGGTTGAACACGTTCCCGGCCTTCGACTTGCCCTGCTTCCGGACTCGAGCCATCACCCGCTCGTGAGCGGCCTGCATCGCTGCCGGCCAGTCTTTCTTGGGCATGGTTGCGTAGATCGCAGACCGGAGCTGCTTCTTGTTCTTCCAGCCCGCGGCCCGGAGTTCTTCGAGCGTCCCGTTGACGAGAAGCAGGCGCATCTTGTCGCGCTCCACTTCCTCCTGCTCCATCGGAAGCTCGGCGAAGCGGTCCATGGCCTCGACGATGGCGATGTCCTTCTCCTGGAGCTTGTCGTAGCGGGCCTGAAGGCGGTCGGCCGGCGTCTCACGCTTCGAAAGCGCGATGTCCGGAAGAGTAGCCAGAGCCTTCTCGCTCACTGCCGTCCGCCCTGAGGCGGCCCTCCCTCGGTCGAGTCCCACTGCGGTCCTCGGATGAACCCGTGGCACTTGCCGCACTTCGGGCGGCGCCCGCCGCCGAGTACGAAGGCGGCGTCTACACGGTTCTTCTGACCGCACAACTGGCAGTCCATGATCTTGAATTCAGTCCCGTTCGCCCGAAGGTGCATACGAACAAGCCCGATTCGCTCGGCTTCGTTCACTGCTGCTGTTTCCCCTGGGCCCCTACCCCCCCGAACGCTGCCGAGGCCCGCTCCTTGAGGGCGGTCAGGGGAATTCGAAGATGCTCCGACCACCTGATTTGAGCCGTCGGGATTTGGTCCTCCCGAATCGCCAGCGGCGATGGCCTCCCAACCGTGGGCCGGTTGTAGACCACGTAGTCGAAGAACTCCGGGTTCGCCGTCGGGTTGATGCTGGGCACCGCCAGCCGCGGGTCTTCCCCTCTCGCCTTCGCGGCATCTAGGAGAGCTACGACCTCCTTCATCTTCTCGGCGTTGAGCTCAATGACGGGCTCGAAGTTGAAACCGAAGATTTCCGCCCCAGGCGGGAACCTGGGGATTTCCCCACGCGCCGCTGCCTGTGCCACCGGGTTCCTATGGTGTTGACCCATGTAAAGACACCTTACAGAGTGTAAAGCATCTTTACAACTTCAATGTGACTCCCTAGGATGGTTACCGAGATGCCAAGTCAGGATGACCGGCTGAAGACGGTAGCCGTAGTGGTGAGGGAGCACGTCGAGCGTGCAGCTCGAGACCGGCCCGGGGTGCCGGCGTACCTCCTAGCGGTAGAGCTCGGAATCAGCCCATCAACGCTGGCCAGGATGCGGAGACGGTGGGCAACGACTAGAAAGGCGGCAGCATGACGAACGACGACAGGCCGAAGTTTGTCGGCGTGTTCCAGGCAGCCTCGACGTGCCACGGACCCCCGTCAATGGGCATCGGCATTGAGATATCGTGCTCGTACGCGGGGACGTCAACGTGGGCGGTGGATGACCGCGGCGTTCTGTACAACCTCTGCGACGACTACACGGGAGAATACGGAAAGGCTGGGTACGCCCGGGTCTGGGTTGCCGTCCACGCTCCCGTAGTGCGGGATTGTCCGCCGCGAAAGCCGATGGACTAGGGGACGATTCGGCGCTTCTTCTTGGGCTTGGCCATCGGGGTGGGACCCTGCGAAAGCTCGTCTCGTCCGATTGGCGGCGCTGGCCCCATCTGAGCCGGGTCCCTCATGCTCACCGGCTCCGGAGCGGGAGGAACGTAGCCTCTCATCGTCCCGGTGATGGGGTCGAAGACCGGTGGGAGGTTCAGGTACTCGGCCTCGGTCTCGAAGGGGCCGTACCAGGGTTCGTCAGCCACGAACCCAGCCTACCACGGGCGCGAGGTCATCGGAGCTTGTCCAGTAGGGCAGCGAGCTTGCAGTCAGCCGCGTGCTTCCCGTCGTCCCTTTCTTCGTCGCACACGGGGCACGTTGTCCATCCATCAGCGGCTCCCGACCATTCGAGTCCCAGCAGGGCCTCTCTCATCTCAGGAGCAAGGGAGATGAGGGTGGCGTTGTCGCGCTCAAGGTAGTCGCAGCGCGCAAGAACGGCGCGGTAGTCGGCCGCCATGAGGTCTCCCGTCAAGCCGGCCCACCTCCACGGACCAGGCGAGGGGTTCACTTGGACGGCTCCACTGGTGTCTCGACGCCCTGCTCCCGATTCGCCGACCACCTCCAATGGCGCCAGCACGTCGGACAGAGGCCCGTGTTCTTGTCCTGCTCACACCACTCCCAGCACGCATCGCAGTGACCCTCCTTGCCGTATTCGAACTTCGGCCCCATGGCTATGACCTCTCGGGTGGTCGCGGCTTGGACCTCAATACAAACCCGGTCAAATTGGCGAGACGTTCCGCGTCCACTGCCTGCTGCGCTAGTAGGTACCCGATTCCGAGGCCATAGAACCTAGGCGGCGGTGGCCACATCGAGCTATATGTCGCCCCGCGCCCCGAACCAGGGTTGAAAAAACGGGTCGCGTCGAAGCCGGATTCCGGCACCACATCTCTCGGCGCTAACGGAGCAAGGGCAGCCCCAGCGAGGAAGGTACGTCGTTTCATTTCCCCGCCGCCTCCCGCTCGAGCTTCTTCTTGCGCTTCGCCAGCACACCCTTCCTCGAGGCCGCCTGAGCCTTGGCTGGGGTCCAAACGTACGCCCTCCCTAGGGCATGGGTCTGACCACCACCCTTCGCCCCGGCAGCCCGGACCTTCTCCGGGTCCATAGCAGCGAACCCACGGGGTCTCACGACGCGACCGTATCAAACGCGGGGAGCAGACCGCGACTCCTGGCCATTTCAGCGAGCTCGGCATACCTCGGGTGGTTGTAAAACTGGCCGAGAAAAATAAGCCGGCAGTGTTTACCAGCATCCCTATGACGCCATTCCCCCTCCCAGCTCATGAGTTCCCGCGGGTCATCAACCAGTCTCGCGCTCTGGCTAGAATATCCGTACCGCTCAAAGAACGCCGACCTTGGCCACGCGATTACAAGTGTCGTCACTGCACCCACCCCGTCCACCACGCAGCAAGAACCAGCACCGCGGCACCCCAAACTACCAACTCAGCTTCACTCGGCACACTCAACCTCTAGCACACCCATGGTAGAGGTCAACCGTAATAGGCGTTGATTTTTAGGAGAGGGAGGAATCTACCCGCCTTCTTCCCCCTCACCTTGGGGGGTGTACCCCCTTCGTTCACCGAAGCATACCCCCTGTATTGATTGGACATGTGCCTTACTGGCGGGGCAGAGAGTGAGTAGGTAGGAAGGACGAGAGAAGAGTGGGAATACCCGTAGCCTCTACCGTTGGTTGGATTTCCCCCGTAGCGCAGCGTGTGGGTTTCGGTGTACCTTACCAATCGTGTCCTCCGAAAAGTCGCCTGACCTTGCCGCCCCCTTCGGTATACCGGGCGAGCAATGCGGGTTGCGCGGGGCTTGCCGAGCCGTCGCCGGCAAGCGTGAGCGCAACTCACCGTTGGCAGACTAGCGCAGGGCAACCGTAATCAGCTCTCCGTACTACTTCGGCCAGAACCGGAGTTAGCGACGGCTACGTGTGCGCGTCCAGAGCATGACGTCGGAGGCTGTGAAGCGGTAGCGTCCACCAGGCGTCAGGGTGTAACGGAGCTTCCCTGCCTTGCACCAGATGTGCACGGTCCTGATATGGACCTGCAGGACTCGGGCTACATCCCTCGGCGTGTACCACTGACGGGGTTTGGCGTTCGTCCAGTGCACCCCGTTCCAGGGCATCACTTCCCCTTGAGGTACCGCTCGAGATTGCGCTTGTGCTGTAACGCTTGAACCTCGGCCGCGGTGAGCCTGCGGACCGGGCCGGGCTTTCGGATTAAAGCGGCGTGGCGTGCTCTGTCTGCCGGCTTGGCGTCCATCACTTAACCTCTACCATGGAATCCTGATAGTAGCCGCAAATTCTCGAGACATGGGATTCCAGGTAGTTATACTAGAGGTTATCAGATACTTGAGAGTACCGTGGGTTGTGACGTCGGGATATCGCTTGGTTAGGCTATGCTAGAGGTTGGTATGGCTTGTGCTTATGCTAGAGGTTATGCTCACTTCAATCGCTCTCTGGGTTCGAATCGCTGCCGCCTTTGGTGGGGACCTCTCGACTCTCGATGACTTCACCTACGGTGGGGGCGGGACTCGTGGAGGGACCTACCAGGCAGCTCTCGAGATTGCCCACACCTGTGAGACCCCGACGTCGTGGGTGGAGCGGGACCAGGACGGCTACTGGTTCGCTATGTGCGGGACCTCTGATGGTCGTACCTGTGGCGTGGATGTCTCCTGGGACCACGTTGACTGTGACGGCTCGCCCCGTGCTCCGGAACCCGTTGTTTGTGACCTGTACTAGAACCCCAACCTGAAAGGAACCCCACCATGAAGACCATCCGCCTGATTCTCGCTTCCACCATCCTCTGCGTTTCGGCCGCTGCCTTCGGAGCTCAGCCTGCCAAGTCGGCGCCCAAGGCCGCTGAGGTCAAGTTGGTGGACGTGGCCATCTGCAACGATGGCAAGACGTACTCGAACGCTACGGGGGAACACCGTGGGGCTTGCTCGGGGCACAGGGGTGTGGCGCAGTGGCTCGATGGGTCGCCGGTTCGGGCCAAGAAGGCTTCGAGCTACCGGTAGCACCCTGGGGCCCGTACCTGATACGGCGGGCCTTGGACAATACTCCCACCCCACCACAAGACGGAGAATCCACATGATGCACACCGAAATTCAGGTTGAGTCGGTCGGCTGCAAGGGCGACTGGACCGGCAACAACGGATGCTGTGGACTGTGCATCGTCCACCGCAACGACCACGACGGCCCCCGGCCGCTGGTGGTCTACAGCTTCCGCCCCATGGGCGCCACCAAGCAGCACCGTTTCGCGGTGGCTACGGGTGACGGACCGAAGGATATCGTCTCGACGCACGGGACCGAAGCGACGGCCGTCCGCGCTGCGGAGAAGCTGGCCAAGAAGCTGGGCGTCAACGTCTCGGTGGAGGTCTAAGCCGTGGCGACTGGACGCATGATTTGGACGTCGGAGAAGGAGCGCAGCAAGGCGAACGAGATCGCCGACTGGCTGCGCGGGCGTGGCTTCTCCGCCCGCGTCTACGAACGCACGCTGAGCGCCGAGGGCATCTCCCTCTTGGTGTACGTCGTCGTGACCGACGCTGCCGCCTGTGCGGCCCAAGCGGGCTACCAGCTTCCAGGGGCCCGGTCGTGACCAAGAAGGAACTGGAGATCGCGCAATTTCTTCACCACGTAGCGACGCGTGCGGAGATCTTGGCCAACGCCGTCGATCCGAAGATGGAACACGAGTCGATTCTGGGGAACCAATTGGACGCGTTGCGAACGAAAGCCAGGTACACGTTTTCATCGTTGGTTGGCCGTCAGGTTGACGAGGTCGACTCCGTTGAACTGAACACTGAATCGCCCGCGAAGTGGACGAAGGCCAAGCCGGACGCGATTTGGAGGAGGCGCTAGATGCCCGCCAACAATCGCGACCGAGGCCGCGGGATTCCACACCCGCACCGTGGCCCGTCTCTCTGCCCGCGCTGCAGCAAGAAGGGCCTGTGTAACTGGTCGGCCCGCGCCGCCGCCGTGACAGGACTGTGCATCTCGCAACGCGACTGTCGTTATTGCTCTTACGGTGAAACGTGGTGGCACAACTCGGGGAGAGTGACAAACACGTTCGGCGAGGTCGTATCTGGAGAGGAAGAACCCGCGTCAGTGTGAAAAGCTGGCGCGGGGCCCATGGAAACCGAGACTCACCAAGTCGCATTCACGTCGGAGAACGGGTATGTCTGTGAAGACTGCACAAAGCACGTGTCGTCCCCACCGTGCCCTGCCTGCGGCCTATTTGGATCGCGCAAGCACGTAGGGTGGACGCATTACGACCTCCGCCCCGTCTACTCACGCTGCGAAGCTTGCTCCTATAGGGGCATGGTGCCAGAAACCCCATAACGCGTTGCTCGTTTGAGCTAATGCGTTTGGGCGCGCTCCACTAACCGCACGGCTTCGTCACATGGTCCCTCGCCGTTCTGGCACTCCGCGCAATCCGTCATGTGGACGGCTACGATTTCCATCGCCTGACGTACGATGTCGGGCCCATCTTCGGTAGCCAGGAATTCAAGCTCCCGGCCTGTGAGTGTGAGCCTCATGCGCCCGTATTCGATCCGATACGCCTACTCGCCTGCCAATCCAGGGTAACCGTACGGTGGTCCGCGCACGGATGGAGAAGCCCACAGGAACACCTCTCCCCGCTCGCTATCTCGCGCTGGACGCGTCTTTCGGCTATTGATAGGGGCTCGCCAGCCTCCGATAGCTCGGCTCTCGCCTTGGAGCGTTTCCAGAGACAACGGGGACACTCGCGCCGGCCGTGGTCCGGGGGTAGGGGGTTGGTGCATTGGATGCAGCGATGTTCGAGCACGAGGAGGCGGTAGCGCTCACGCTTGGCGTGGGGGGTGTTGCTGGCGTCGCTCATGCGGCTACCGGGGGAAGGACATTGACTCCGGTGGTTGTGAAATACCCAACCCTGGTTTCGATGATGCGGGCAGCGGCCCAAATCCGTCGGCGTTCCTTCCCCCACGCCCTGAACGGGCCCTGGCTCGAATGCCACCCACGAAACTTGTGGTGGTCGGAGCAGAGGGGAATGCAGGTTGTGTCGTCGCTCTTGGGGCCGGCGTGGTGAGCCTCCATGAGGCTCGAGCACGGCCCGGCGTTCTTCATGCCGATAGCGAGGCAGGTTAGGGAGCGGACGAAATCACGGTACTCGGGTAAGTCCCCGGGCTTCCCGATACGGCGGGGGAGGCGCTTGCGCATGCGCGAACGAGCG